CCACCAAGTGCTATCTAGTATTTTTGCGTATTTAGTCATTATCTGTGTATTTTAGAGATTTTGTTCTTTCTTTACTACGTGGTGTGGTTAAGGTGTTATCAAATATATCTAAACCGTTGTATGGGTGTTGAGGTAAAATTTTATCATCTATAACTAATACATCAGGTAAGCCAGAAATTGTACCATCATTCGTATTGCCTGTAATATCCGTAAATGGTGTAGCTCCATAACCTAAATATTCTGCTTCATTGATTAAATCGCCAGTTAAATCTATTTTAACATTACGGAAAGCTCCTTGATGTTTGATTGATGCACTATAAAAACCTAGATTAATACCTGTAACAAAAGTACTCCATACAGATAAGTCAACTCCTGTATATTTAACATTAACCCATCTTCCTTTATTTAAGGCATTATAAAATTCTCCCCTATTCGCAGGTGTTGTAAGTATTCCATCTATATATAAATTAGTGTAGCCATTACCTATATTAGTATTAGTACTACCTTGAGTAGCAATGCCAATAAAGTTATAACCTCCACCACTACCAACACCTCCCAGCAAACAAGTTGAAGTACCATCTAACCATACGTCAAATTCAATTATTCCACCACTAAAATCTGTTCTAGTAAATGGTATTTGTACTTTTGATGAATTATTATTCCAATACGCATATTCTCTAGGGTCAATATAAACCCCATCAACAAAACAATTAAACACATCTTGCTCTCCTTGATTAAGTGTTATATCTGCTGTTGTAATTGAACCATGATTGTCTCCTACAACATCTTGAACTAAGAATGAGTTGTTGCCTGCGTATTGCCACCAATGGGTTATAACATCGTTTTTATAATACTTTATGTAGGCTATCGTTGCATCAATAGGGTCTCCTAACGTACCCCCTTTATTACCAATAGTATCCAAATATGCAAAGGCGTTTGCTGTATTATTAGAAGGTAACCCATTAGATTCAAATAAGATATTGCCTTGTAAATCTTGTATAGCTAAATAAATATTAGTAACTTGTGGTGCTGAGGATACACTCTCAACTGTCCATTCCCATATAGCAATAAATGGTTCTGTTCTACTAGCTAATCCTAATCCACAATCTACTTGATAAATACTACTTCCATTATGCCAAGCTATTACATCACCGAATTGAAATCCAAAAGCTCTGTTCGCCGATAGGCTATTTCCCATAATCATACGAGATGAATTATAGTCTATAATAAGTGCTTCAAATCTATTGGTTTGCCCGCCTACATTTCCGTAGTCGTTTCTAACATCAATAGGAGTAAACATTGCATAATCCCCATTATTTGTGTCAAATGCAGGAAACCCTTTATCGCTATGATTGTAACTGATAGGAATTAATAGTCTATCTTTTACTACATTTCCGTTAGCATCTGTTGTATCTCTGTAAAGTTCTTCGTTTGATTCTAAAGCTGTGTCTAGCGTTCTAAAGACTGGGCTTGTGAGTTTTATATCAGATGGTAGGTAAACTCCGCTAGGGTTAGTAAGGGTATTAGCGAATATGTCTAAACCGTTGTTGAGTAGGTTGGCAGGAATAACAATCTTTTCTAACCCTACAGGTGTTAGGTTATCAGTACCCTGTGTATCCTCCCATGTGTCATTTATACCCGAAGGTGAAATCCAATGTCCTGTTAAGTTACCGCTTGATGTGTAGTCACCAATGTTACTCGCAAAAGAGTGTTTCAACCCTGCTGTATGTAAAGCAATTAATTCTGACTCTGTAAGTAATGAGTTAAACTTAGCTGCTTGGTATATACTTCCATCTAGCTCTCTATCAGTATATATAAACCCACTACCTAGTTTAAATGTATTGGTATTGGTTATAGAGTTTCCGTCTTGAGCTGAAATGTCTTTACCAGTGGATGAATGAACTGTACCATTAGGGGTAACGATTTTAGCAGTTAAATTACCACTTCTATCAAAAGTAGTAGCAGCTAACACCCATTGACCTAGATAGTCATTGTCTAAGTCCACACCCGTGTCATTATCTGTAGGGTATCTAGTTCCATTGTATACCATTTCACCACGTAATGCTCCGTTGGTTAGATACATGAAGTACCCATATTGATTACCAGCTCCTATTGAACCCTTACCTATTATAACTTGGTCGTCTCCAATACTAGATTCAGCACTGTCTCTAATTACTCTTACCCACGATAAGAGTGTAAAATCTCCTGTTGTTTCGTCTTGAATGGTATTATTAGCAGCAGCAACTTGCCCACCATCTCTAAAATAGAGAGATTCACTATATCCATCTTTCAATCTACTGCTGTAAACATCTTGAGTGCCTTGATTAGCGGTTATATTACTTGTGGTTATAGTAGCATGGTTCTTATTAGCTGTTCTATCCCAAATAATAAGAGAGTTGTTACCTAAGTATTCCCAATGATTGGTTAATACATCATCAACATAAAATTTAATCCAAGGGATATTACCTGTTATGAATCTAGTAGGTGTGGTTGTGTTACTAGCAAACATCATATTGATGATTGTACCACCACATAACTCTCCTGAAGAAGTGTCTGAAGCTAGTTCATTACCGTCTAAGTCGTAAATGTAAGCTTCAATATCAAATGCCGTAATTGATGAACTAGTTCCTGTGAAGTTATGGAGTTTATATTTAACCCTAAAGTTAGATACATCTGATAAGTCAAGAGTAGTATCCACCTGATATGGTGTATCATTTAATCTTACATACCAACTGTTTGAGTTTAATCCAATTATAAAGTTATCACTAGCTTGGTTTCCAAGAATTGTCCCCGTAGACGCATTAGTATAATTAAGTTGTAGCCACTCTATAATATACTCTTCTTCGGCTAAGAACTCATATTGAGACATAGTAGCGTAATCAGTAGAAGTTCCTTTATAAGCAGGTTCTTGATAAGGAGTTAAAGGAAAGTCTTTTCTGCCTGTGTGGGTTAAAGGTCTGTTAAATATTACATCTGTCACTCCATTACTAGGGCTGTACTGCTTTTTCCAAAAATCTTCAATATCGTCAACTGTAATAGCAAGATTAGTTCCTTCATTATTAGTTAGTGTAGTTCCGCTACCATCACTAAACGGAATATCTGCTATAAGACTAGGTAAAGTTTCTTGTGCCAAAGCAGCATTAACATTTGCAGTACTATATTCACCTAATTGAAATTGTGTAACTGACACTTGTCCTTCCGTAAATGAAAAAGTGTTAGTTGCATACCCACCAAATGATGTTAATTTACTTGTACTAGTCCAATCTATCTCACTGAAGGTAAGTGTTGGATTTCCACTAACTCCATTTAAGGAATAGTTAAGGTCTGTGCCATTCTTGTAAATAACCACATGATTCCATTTCTTAGATTGAAGCACCGTTCCTATTGGTATAGTTTCAGTTCCACCCCCAATTTTTCTAAACACTATAACTAAACTATTACTTGTATTGGTTTGAATAAAATACCCTGACTGTCCTAAAGTTGCTCTGGTTTGTGCTTGAATACCACATATACCCTGCGTAACTCCATCACTGCCATCTTTTCTAAAATAAAAACACAGAACAAAGTCGTCAATTTCTAAATCTGAAACATCAGCAGACGCGACATTATTTGCATTTTGATTAAAATAACCATAATCTACATCACTAAACCCAACAACATCACCGCTATTAGGCAACAATGGAGCATCTTCTTGTTCTACTCTTACTGCATTAATGTTTGATGTGGTTATTGTTCCTTCTGTTCCATCACTAGCATATACAGTTAAACCTGCACCTTCTTCAAAGAGATACTCTGTAGTAGGAGTTATTTGAACATCAGCATTTTTATAAATAGCTAGTTGTTCTTCTGCTGTAAGAGCATCACCTAAGAATTGTTTTACATTCTTCCAATAGCAATCTGCTATACCATAACTATCATTTGCCAATCTTAAATTTTGACCATTAGTGCATGGCACATAATCTACACCTGTATTACCTGTTGCTATTTGAACACCATCTCTAAATACAGTTACATCTCTTAATCCTGTACCACTAAAAGTTATACCATATAGATGCCATTCGTCTAATACTCGCCAGTCTGAGCCAAAATTTATTGAACCCCCTGCTTGAAATCCAAAATAAACATTACCACCTGCTGGTGAGTACATGTAGTATCCTTCTGAAGGTGCTATACTCGGATTTCTCTTTTGAACTATATAATGGTTGTGAGAAACACTATTAAACTTAGCCCAAAATAGTAAAGTGTACCCTGTAGATATTCCTGCTTCTGTTAGAGTTATTTCATCTGTACCGCCTTGATTAGTTTTAAGACATCTCTTCCACAAATAAGGTCTGTCTGCTTGTCTTGGAATATCTTGTTCAGGTATTAAGGTAGTAGTATTTTCTTCAATTGCTTGTTTATTAACTAAATATCTTAAATAACCATTTCTGTTCCATGCAAATTGTCCTCCTTGTCCTTTAAGTAACATTAGAATTCTATTACGTTAATTCTCCATGTAGTTCCGTTGTACCAAGCTACTACTGAATACGAAGTAGTTTCTGTTCCTGAACCTGGTAGTACAACACCATTGTTAGTACTATTAATCCAGTCTGATTGTATCTTAGGTGTTCCTACACCTGAGAATATTAACTCATGATTTTGTTCTCCTGATGCAACATCTACATCAATAAATAACTGAGAACCATTTACAGCATTAGATACTGTAACTGTTCTATTAGCTGTTAAAGAACTAAAATGAAAGTTTTTAGTATAACCAAAATTAGTAAAATCATGAGATGTGTTGGTATCAAGTATTTCTTCAAACTCTTGATTCCATTTTAGATTAACTTGTTCAATTGTATAAGTAGAATAAACAAGGGATGTCCAAGCAGTTGAACCATCCCCTATTTTTATCTTACCAGTGTCAGACTCATGACCCATTTCTCCTGTCTTAAGAGTAGGGTCTTCTGAAGTCCAATTAACTGCAGTATCTGTTCTAATTATTAATTGTCTAGTTAAACTCATTATGGTATTGGTACTCCGTTAGCATCAAAGTTTGTAGAAGCTGAACCTCCGGATATACCTGTGTTTAGGGTTAATGATGAAAATGAAGCTTGAATACGAGCATCTATTTCTTCTGCAGATAATGTTTTTTCTGGATAATCAGGAGTTGATCCTGCTGCATTACCAATAGTGTCGTCTATATTTCCATTACCGGTGTCAGTGGTTCCTAACTTTAAGTAATCAGTAGTAGAGTCTAAAGTATGGATACCTCCAGTATCATTGTCTGTTATCTTTCTATATACATCAGTTACTGCTACAATTAAGTCTACTGTACAATCTTCTCCACCATTTTTAATAAAAGTAGTTTGTCCTGTAACACCTGAAAATGTATCACTTGGATTATATGTTACAGAATTGTATTCTATTGTATCAGTACCTTGAACAAGGTATAATTCATTTTCAAGAATAGTACTTACTGCTGCAGATTTAACTCTATTGTAAGAGTTATAAATAATTTGACCTGCTTTAAATCTACTTACTCCGTCATATTCATCAGTCATATGACCTCTTGCAATAGATTGAACATCAGTAGTAAACTGACCTGAGTCAGAATCTGCATATAATGGTGTAGTAGGTTCTGTTTGATAAGCCGGTGTAATTAATACGAAAGCTGAACCATTCCAAGCTATAAATGCAGTATTTACAATTGGAGCAGTTCTTCCATCGATTGAATCAATAGTTTTATTAGCTTTAGGTACAGCAGTACCTCCTGCATCTGCAGTACCGTTTACGGTAACTTGAATTTCTGCTACAAGAACTTCGTGTACAGAAGAACCTGCATCTGTTACTGTATCATTAGCTGCAATAGCTGCTTTAATAGCTGCTGAGTTAGTAGCCCAATCATCTACAACAACACCAATATCGATTAAATCTTGTTCTACAAGTGCAGAAGCATCTGCTCCATTAGCACTATCCATTGATATAATTAGAGCAAGTTTTGTGTTTGCTAAAGCTATTGCAGTTGGATTGTAACAGTTTTCTACTAAATATAAATCTCCTACAGAAGCATTAGATCTAAGAGTAGCATCTAACAAGTCAGGGTTATCACCTACTTGATAAGATTCTAGTCTCATATCTACTGTATCTTTAATAGTAGTAGTACTAGTGTTTACAGACAAATCTAACCAATCGTTTATATTAGAAGTTTCTCCGGAAGCAATAGATCCACCTTGTCCGTTAGGAAGGACTTTCATGTATTGCTTAATCACAAGTTCTGATACATCAAAAGATGTACTTGCAATTGCGTTAGAATTACTATCTTGTGTTAAACCACTTGAGTTAAGTACAGTTACTACCATACCTATATATGTCTTAGGTAAACTCCTAAGAGCTTCAAGATCTGCTACAACTGTTCTTGCATCAGAAGGTTTCTCTGTATCATGGTTAAATATGATAGGTACTGCTTCTGATTGAGAGCTTTGTAGAAAATCGTATTCTATTCCTTTAATTATAGTTGCCATTAGAAAAATATTTTATATGATGTGTTAGCTGTAACTGTTGATTTACCTATGATAAAACCATATTCTACACTGTTAATGATAGCTCTATCTGAGCTTACATTGTACTGGTCAAAAGCAGAAGTAAATCCACCTTTTGAATATCCGTTATAAGCAAGACCTAAACCTGTTATAGCATTTTTAAATGAACCGGTAATAGGAAACGCTAATCCCCAATAAAAAGGAGTAGCTGCAGAGTTAACTGTATATATCTTATCTCCTTTGTATCTTACTTCTTTAGAACCATTTGCTACTATATCAGTACCTCTGTCAGTTTCTGATTTAGCTAAGAACGTAGCTCTATCTGCTTGAGTTATTGTAAATACATAGTGAGGATGTACAAAGTCTACATTTTTAGTATTAGTTGTAGTTTCTACACTATCTGTTACTTCTCCTCTAAAACTATGTCTGTAGTAATCATTACTAAGAGTTACACCATTTGCGTTATACGTAATACTTTGTACTGGAGTAACTACAGGTGAAAAAGGTGCAACAGAAGCAACTGTAATATCAGCTGCTGTGTTTACATTTAGTATCTTAGATTGAGTAATAGGATCCCTTCCTGCAGTTGCTGTAAGAGTAGCAATTATATTTTGTGTAGTTCCTACTTCAACAGGATTACTTACATTTAAAGATAATGATGCTCCTGGAGGAGAATAAGGATACCATAACTCCATTACAGCTTCCCATAATGTAGCAAATGTAGGAGAATTACCTACAGATGTTAAGTTAGTTATACCTGCGTACCTACCTTTACCGGTAAGATCTACTCCATTTTTTCTTGGACCAATTCCAAATGAAGGACCTATTGGAGGTAGTTGGTGAGCATAGGTAGCACCATCTCCTATAACGAGATATCTATTAACCCTAGTATCATTAGCGTCAGGAGAGTAACCAAATTCATCTGTTGTGATTGTTATGATAGCTGGTTCTCCATCACTAAGAACTGTATTGTTTGAAGAATAGTTACCTTTAGTATCTTTCCTTAAAACTATTTGTCTTATTTGATTTGCCATATTACAAAATTAATTAAAATGTGGTAGATGCACCACCACCAATTATACGATTTACTTTTAAATTCTTTATTATACCATTTTTAACTGTAAGTATTTCATCTTCACCTATAGTTAAAATCTTTACATTACCATTCTCATCAGCTACTTTTACCTGATTAGGACCATTAAATGTAGCATCATTTTGAGATGAAAGTACAGATTGTATAAGAGCTGTTATTTGAGATGTAGTCAGATGTATGTCTGAATTATCTAAATGCGCTCTTAAATTAGCAGCAGTAACTTCATTAACTGTTCCTTGTGCTAACTTAATATCTGTGTTTTGTTCATGATCAGAACCAGTACCGGTTCCACATGATACTTCTGGATAACCTCCGTTATACACATCATCAGTAGGTGTACTTACACTTAGTTCTGATGTATATTCTTTATCTTTATATTCTTCTATAGAATCGATTACTTTCTGTAATTCTACAGTAGTTAAGTAGTTTAGTTGAGTTAGAATAGTATCAGCACTTGTTAGTACATTTAAGTTTTGTGTACTATTTGTAGCTGTAATGTTCTCTACTATATTAGAATATACGTATACATTTGAACCTCTTACTATAGAGTTTTCTATTTGTAAACCTAAGTTATAAACTCTTTGTTCATTTGTAAATTCTAAATCCCCTGTTACCGGATTAGAAGAATAAAACTTTAATGTATAGTTTCCATATTCATTATCAGAGTACGTATTAGCAACAATTGTATAGGTTCCAGCACTTAATGTAGTTTCAATTAAAGAATCTCTATCTCCACCATCGTCATCACTTGAATCTATTTCTGTATTAGATGCATTTAATAAATGTAGATAAGCATCTACGTTTTCTGATGTGTCTAAGAAAATAGAAACAGAAGACTCTTCTGCAATTGTAAAAGTATATCTATTAGAAGCAGGTACTCCTGGTATATCATTTCTACCTGCAGTGTTATTAAATGATCCTGATGTTATATCTGTATAGAAGTTAGTTGAACCTACAGTTATAATATCAGACTTAGAACATGTTACTTTATGAAGTGTTTTAGGTTCTACTTTATAAGGAGTGTAATTAGAAAGTATTCTTTTACATCCTTTTAATACATTGAGATTACGTTTTAATTGAAGTTGACGTTTAGTACCATAAGATAAAGAGTTAACAAGGTCAGTTGTTATCTCTTTTATATAGCTATTACAGTTTGTAATAGCTGTATTTATGTCACTTTGGTATAGCATTATTCAAATTCAATTATTCTTTGTAATTTAGCTATAATAGCTGATGTATTATTTTGATCACCTAATGCAGCTAATGATTCTAAACCTTGCCATAATCCTTCTGCTACGTTACAATCATCTACCCAATGAGCTAAGTCAAAAGAGTTTATCTTATCTTCTATTTTAGCAAACATTTTATCAATACCTTCTCTAATAGAAGGAGCTATAACATAATAACTATATGCAGAGAAATAAGTAAGAGTAGATGTTTCTACTTTATATCTTACCTTATAAACATCTTGGTTACCGGTTAATACTAAAGGTGTATGATTAAATTCACCATTGTAATAAGAAGGATAAGCTGAAGGAAATGAGTTAGTCAAGTCAACTATTGTAAGAGTTCCTTGAGAGTCTATCATTTCAATAGAAGCTTTTGTAACATCTGTCAGTTCATCATTAGGTGAACCATATCCTCCTGTGTTACTAGAAGAATAAACACCGGTTTTATCCGATATGACATATGTTTTATCTTGTTTTACTTCTAATGTAAATTTAGGTATTAGTGCCATAGTACAAATATAAAACAAAAAAGGGAGCAATAGCTCCCCTTTTTATTTTTGTTTAATGTTTACATTATGCTCCAAGACCAGAGATTAATGCATTCATAACAGTGTCTAAGTCATCAGTACCACCATCAGCGTAACCAGGACGTGAAGTTGGAACAGCGATATAAACTTGTTGATCTGCAGTAATGTTTTCAGGTCCGAAAGTAGCTGCATCTGATTTAGTCCAAGAGAAGTAAATCAAATCATAACTACCGCTTTGATTAGCATTCAAAGGATTTTCATAGATATGAGGTTCTCCCATTCTATAAATTTCTCCTTTGAAACCAGCAGCCCACCATTCTAGGTCAGCAATTTCTTGTCCTGCACCTGAACCTTTAGAAGCTGCAACTGGAGTAGAAACTACACCGTAAGCAGTTCCTGCAACTGGAGTGAATCTTACAACATCGTTGTAGAATTTACCTAGTTTGTATTTAGGAGCTTGACCTGTCATCTTGATACCAAAGTTACCTAAAGAAGCTTCATCTACTCTGTTAAGAGCTGTGTCATCTACAGTTTGAGTTGCACCAACGTATGCTGAATCTAATGTAAGAGTGTTAGCTGTAGTATCCATAGCTGCAATTTCATATACAGGGTCAGTAAGGTTTGTACCAATTCTTAGGTAATCACCTACTGCTAATACTGTATTAGTTGTAGCATCATCTACGTTTGCAAAACCAGTAACCAATTTACTACCTTTAGTAAATACAATAGTTGCTGAAGTTGCAGTACCTGTACCTAGTGCTTCACCAGCACCTGAGCATACTCTTTCATAAAGTACTGCTTTGTCAGCTTCTTTAGCTAAGTTAGCATTACCGTTTTCCATTAGCTTCAATGCGATAGTTTCTGCAGTATCAGCTGCAGTAGTAACACAAGTAGCGTACAACAAACGTTCAGTAGGTTGTGAACTTACTAGTGACTCACGAAGAGCTAGTTTAAGTCTAATATCTGCTACAGCACCTGGTGCTATAATAGCATTAGTTGTTCCGTTGTAACCAAAGTAAGAAACTTGAGCAGCCGGAGCTGAGTACGCTTTGTACTTAGAAGTTTTAATATCTGCTTTGGTAATCATAGGTGAAGTCAATACATCACCGTTAGCTGTTTTCATTCCAATGAAGAACTTAGTAGCTGCTGAAGCTTCTGATGCTAAAAGCACTGAACCGTCTGCTGCGAATACTCGAACTTCACCGTTAGCTAATCCATTTAAGGAAGCTAGTGAAGCATTTGCAGTTGCAGCGACACTTGCGCTACCTACAAACACATCTGCAATTTGTCTTGCTTGATACATGTTATTATTGTTTTATTTGTGAAAAATTAGTTAATCTAGTTGATTCTGCATTTTCTAATGCTAATAGAACTGCTTCATCTACAATTTCTTGATGTAGTTGGATTGGCAATTCACAATCCGTTGTTCCTAAGACAATGTCTTCTGGATACCGTACAAATCTAACTAAATATTTAGATATAGTAAAAGCTTCCGAAGAAATTAATTCATGTTGAATTTTATCTCCTGAACCTTGACCATGTGAAACTCTAAGATCTAGTCTTACTAGTCTTTTACAATTAGGTTTTCTAAATGGATTATCCATTAAAGTATTGAGTTCATCATGAGTTATTGGTCTAACAGATATTTTATTTCCAGATGCATCTTCAGCATGTTCACTTATTACTGTTAATATCTTAGAGTTAAACTCATATAGTTTTGAATATTGATTGTAAAGGTCTGCTCCATTTTGATCATCATTTGTAATATCTACTATTTCAGATGACCCTGATGTAGTATAGCTAAATCCATTAACTAATGTACTTAACTCTTTCCTTACAATTTCATTTAGTTCAAAAAAAGGAAGTCTTTTTTTAACTACTCTAAACTGAGCTTGGTTAAGGAATAACTGGATTTCATTATCCTCATATCCTTTACCGGCATAGTTTGTTATTTTATCGTAGCCTATTAAAAAGGCTTCCTTCATTTCTGAACTAGTCATTATTCAGCATTTTCAATCCTATCTTTTAAGATAAGATATAGTTGTTGATTTTCATCACTGAATACGTATTCAATAGCTCCTTCAAGATTATTCATCTTTCCGTCAAACGCTAATTGATCACCTTCAGCTGTTGTGTACTTACCATCTTTCTTTATAATAGCTCCTACGTGTACTGCATCTTCAATAAATACAATCTTTTCATACTTAGGATTATCGATAATTTTTAAGAAACCTTCAATGTCTTCAGTTAGAATCTTTTGTACTTCTGCTTGCATCCAATCAATAGGTTGATTAGTAACTCGTTTACCGTAAGCTCTTAAGAAACTTCTAAGTTTATGTTTAGAATTTCTCAACTCTCCAAATTTAGCATAAGCTTCAAACATATTGTTTGCTTTTGCAGCTGTCTTTTGAGTTTCAAAATCTTCTGTTACTAACTTAAATTTGTGTTCTCTAGAACCATAATCGCTATTCAAGCTTCTGATCACGTTTTTATTTGCTGAAAGAACTAAGTAATTAAGGTATTGTACAGGATCACTAAGATCCAATACTTTTATTGATTTATCAAGTGTAATGGTATAGTTACGAAAGTAACTGTCCTTTCCATAAGGATTGAGAGGAATACCTAGAACATTCTCTAGGTATTCTTTCTCTTTATCATCATTAAAAGGGTTTACTAACATATCTTTCCCAGTTCTTGATAGTGGTAATGTGACTTTGTAGTTAGAACTACCGAACAAGAAGTTAGCTTCATGTCCGATATCCGCAAGTCCATCCTTCCTGAAAATTGGTTTTACTTTAACTTTTACGTTAGGTAATTTACCGTCTTTAAATTTGATCTCACTCATTTTATTTATTTTATTATACTAAGTTACATTTCCAAGTTGCACTTGTTGATGGGTCTCTCATAGCAACACCGCAAGCAGTGAATTTATGTTCAGTCCATCCATCTACAGGTGATACAGTAGCACCGGTGTTAACATCTCCTGTGAAAGGATCTCTCATACCTGGGATATATTTGTGAATATCCGCTTTGAAAGCATTTGGTTTAACCAATTGAATGTTAGGGTCACCGTTGGTAGTACCGATATCAAAGATATCATATCTGTATGATTCAAGTACACCACCATTAGGGTGTTTAACTTTATTTCTGTCTAGGTCATCGTACATAGAATCTACTGACAATTCAAGTTCTACACCGTTAGGAGCTTTGAACCTAGTAAATTGTCCACCGTAACTTAAAGAGTTAGAGTTTAAAGGACTAGAATCTTTTTGTACTAAATAGTCTCCTTGTAGTGGAGAATAACCTGCTGTCTCAGCTAAAACAGCTTCGTGGAATTGTTTTGCACCGTACTCACCAGTTTTTAAAACAAATTTTCTTTGGTCAAATGGTTTTTTACCAATAGACAATTCAAGCATTGTTTCAGTAAGATCATCCAAAGAGAATGTTTGATAGTTACGAGTATGTGATACTTCCATTTGTTGACGAATACCAGCACCAATTTTAATTGGATATCCTGAAGTACCTCTCATTGAGAATTGACCGTTTTCTAAATTCTTGTTAGTTCTACCGAACATTAAGAATCTGTTTTTCTGCATACGGAATTCATAATCAAAGATGTAAGATTGATAATCTTGCCATACAGAGAATGCTTTACCTGATTCCTTGTCATAGATAGCGGTAGTCATCCTACGTTGTTTCATGTTACCTGGGGTTTCATGCTCCATACGGAAGTGAGTAATACCGTTTCTCATAGAAAGGTTAGTGGTAAATCCAATTTTAGAACCTCTTCGAGAAAGAGTATCTTCAACTGGTGTGAATTCGTAGCTCCAACGTGTACCAGGTTCTACTTCAGAATACGGTAGGTATTCAGTAGAATCACCTGTAGAAAGAATACAACGATATACATAGTTACCTCCTTCTGGGGTTGGTTCGTCTAAAATTTTAACTTGATAGTCATCTGGATGTTCTCCTCCAATTACTTGTTCTTGTGAGAACCAGTTTTCAGAAAATACTAATTCAAATTCTCCAAAACCTAATCCGATTTGATCTCCATCGGATACTGCTGTTCCATTAACACGACACTCTACTAAACCAAAGTTATTAGGAGCAGATCCCCTAAGTTCCCAAGTAAAGTCAGTCTCATGTTCAATGTATTTTGTTGGGAATTTAGCAAGCATATTATCGATATTGTTACCGAAGTTAGCTGCTTGAATTTCAGTAACCGTATTACTGATTAATTCAGGTTCCCTTCTCCACATAGCTCCCAAGTGGTTATCGGTCGTTAGACCTTTCCAGCTTGTAGCTTCTGTCATTTGATAAGGTGAAAGTCTCATATTATTGTGTTAATTTAAGCGTAATTACGTTGACTTAATGATTTCTTTATAATGCTCAATCCATCATTGATAGTTTTAGATCTTTCTTTAGACGGAATGTGGTATTCACCTGCATTATATTCATCTTGTAAAGCTTGTTTCCTAAGTTGCTCATCAATGTCTTTTAATGAGTTACTCTTAGCTACTTTGTTTACATTACTGAAATCAGTAAATCCTTTTGTTAATACATGGAAATAATGTAACTTGATCTGATAGTCTTCATCAGTATAGTAACTGTTGAATACTTCATTCATCTCAGTACCATTTACATTAGTTACCGGTTTAACCATTGAGTTAAATACTTCTTCACGAGTTTTCTCTGTAAGCTTCACACCGTCTATAATCTGCTCTGTAGAATGTACTTTGTCTTTAAGTTTATCTATACTTTCAGACATTGCTTTTTCTTGAGCGGCACGTCTAGCTTTTTCAGCTTCAATTTTCTTATCTAAAAGATTTTGATTATGAGCTTTCAACTTATTTACATAAGTCTCTGCTTTATCAACATCTAAAGCTAAATCTTTGAGTTTCGTGATCTCGTCTTTAATCTCTTCTTCATCAAACTTAGTGAATGTTTTATAGTAGTCTTCTAATACAGTGTCTACTAATTTTTCATTACTTTCTAAGCTTTCTCTGTTTACATCATTGTACTTAACTTCTGTTTTAGAAGTCTCTACAATTTCTGATTCAGGAATTCCATTCTTGAATGCATCAAGAACTCTTTTCTGTGAATCACTAAGGTTTGCATATTCTCTCTTACTCAACTCTTGATCAAGTAGAGAAGCTAAACCCTCCATAGAGTCTAACTTCTCAATCTCTTCTTGATCTATAAATTTAAGGCGACCCTCAGTAACCAAAGCGGAAGCAAAGGACTTGAGGAGAGGTGAGTGAGAGGAATTCTCTGGTGACGTCGGATCGCCAGGATTTTCTGGTTCTGCAGTAGTTCCATCTTCCTTATTCCCCTTGGAATCTACTGCTAATAAAGTACCATCTTCGGTCATCTCAAACTGAGGTGACTCGTCAAATGATGCTTTATCAAATACATTTTCACTCATAATTATGTTAATAATTTTGTACAAAGTTAAGAGTATAATCTACTCTATTATAAATATTATGCTGATTAGGGAAGATTTAGAGCTGTATTTATGACGCTTTAGGTTTATTAGCTTGTTTACGTTTAATAGAAATCTCTTCGTCTTTTTGCTTTTCAGCTACTCTATTAGCTCTTTGAGACTCTTTAAACTTTTCCCATTCTAATCTAATCTTTTCTTCTCCGGATTTAAGTTTATCCATATCTACTTCTGTTCCTTCAGAAGCTATCTTAGCATATAGTTCTTCTCGTTTAAAGTCTAACTCAGCTTGAGTTATCATTATATCTTTTTCTCTATCTGCTTCTTTAGATTGCTCTTCCATTTGTTTTATCTTCTCATTTGATTGAAGTTGATTTTGCATTTGAGCTTCTTCTCGTTTACGTCTTTCTTTCTGAGAAGTTTCTAAATATCTAGTCATTGATGATAGAGAAGGTGATGTGTATATTTTAACAAGATCTACTACGTCTGCTTTATCATTCTGTACAAGAGTAAGAGATAGATTTTTTAAAGTATTAAAGATTTCTTGTTCGTTTTTTATAGATTCTACATGTAAATCAAACTCTGATTCTACAAAGTCAGGAGTAACTGTTATTATTTCTAATAGGTTTTCTTCTGATATGTATTGTAGTTTCTTACTAGAAACATTTTTATACTTATATTTAGCTGTTTCTAAAAGAAGAGTAAGTGTTTCTTTCTTAACATGGTCCTGTAATGAAAACCATTTTTCAGTAATATGAGAAGACTGAGTTAATACTCTTTCTACATTACCTACCATTTCAGATGTAGACACTTGAGCTTTACGCTGAGGTGGAATACCTGAGATTACTCCCATTTGGTATTCTATATATTCAAGCATAGAAATATGCTGCTGGATGAATCCACCAAGCTCCATATCTATAACGTGATTATTCTGTTGCATCATACCTGCTAACTTACCTTGAGCTGCTCCTTTATTACCTTCTTTGAATGCATCATATACAGCTAGTTTTTCAACAAACGCTGTACGTAACCATTGTGACATAGTCCATCCTTCAGGTATCTCATGTAACGGTACACGCATGATCTTACCAAAGTTTAATGTAATAGCTAACTCTGTTCTATACATAATAGCATTATACAAGTATTGGTAAGGTTTCATTCTATCCATTAAAGACATTGCTTTAGATGAATTCACATTCATTATAAAACCAACAATAGGTGGTTTACATATAGAAGGATTATCCATTTGTCTTAACTGAATAGGTCTAGGTCTTAATCTTTTATAGATATGTCCACCTATTTTATGACCTTCCCACCATTCAGAGATCCACATTGTCTTAGCTTTTTGTCCTCTTGATGTATCTGGTTCATACTTTTCATCAACTAATTCTTTTTGTTCTTGTCCCAACTCATCTATGTACGTAAGCATTTTCATCTTACGCATAGACTTCCAAAATACTCTAGTAAGTTTAATGTTACCTTCTGAGTCTACATTTTGTTTGTATCCGGAACTGTTTATAGTTTTAGTTATATCGATATATGAATTTAACTCTTGAATATACCAAATAGGTATACTAGAACGATGTGGTGATTTCTCACCTACTTCATCAGCGTTAGAATTAGTAAAACCTTGTTCTATTTCATCTATTTCTTTTTGAGTTAGTTCATCATGGTATAAGTCTATGATTTGACCTGGGGATTTGTATTCTTCTATACAGATTATATCAGAATCATGTATGAAAGGAGAGTTACCTGAACGAACAGTATATACGTTTAGTGGATCCAGTTTTTGAAATATAACATCACCTCCCATTACATCACAATAGAATATCTCTTCTCCTGCAATTAATAGGTCCATAAAACCATCAGCTAATTTCTTATCTACATCATGACGTTTCATTTCATATTGTAAGATATGGTTAGCTAACTTTTCTCTTTTATCTTGATAAGAAGAATTATCTTTACGAACTTCTTCTAGTTTTTGTTTGAATTCATCTTCAGAAACAGATGTTTGTTTTAACATCTCTTCTATAGCCATATCTATGTTCTTTTTAAATACTTCTTCTTTTTCAGAAATAGCATCGAAGTTACCTACACGTACAGAGAAAGGAAACTTTCGTTTTAAGTACTCTCCGTAGAGTAAGTCTATGTTAGTGTTAGATATAGGGTGGTTTTGAAGTTTAGCTGGAGGATCAAAGTCATCTATATCAAAAGGATTCATGATAGTACTCATGTCTCTCTCATCTAGTATATCGTTGTATAGATTATAGTTAGTTAGTTTATTGTAGTAAGATTGACGCATGTTGTCGTCATCAAAATCAATAGCTTTTTCTGCAGAGTCTACGCATTCTTTACGCCACTCTTTTGTTTTTTTATTTATAGACAACTTTTGTCTTGGAAACTTAACATTTGCCATGTCGCAAAATTATGAATATTTATTTAAATAGTCCTCATATAATAATTCTCCTTTATTTCTATTAAATCTAGATAAGAAGAAAGGATCATGATTAAGTCCTGTGTTATCTTCTACTATAGGATTATTTATGTGTTTGAGTTTTTGTTGTCTTAAAATCATTAACATACCCATAGCTGATATACGGTCAAAGTTACCATCAGGGTTCCATTTAGCACATTCTTCTAAGTAAGCTTTATTTCTTATGTAATGTAGTTTATTTCTAACTACTTCCTCTTCTTCTCCTTTATCGTTAATCTCAATAGTCATTACCGGTTCTAACATCCAATCTACTTGTAATCTTCTAGCCCACGCATTAACAGCTTGAGTAGCAGGAGTACCTACAGCTTGGTTACCATAACGCTGTCCTTTAATCATATCTGTATCTTTTAAAATTTCAGGAGTAGGACATAAGTGATGAACTGCTGCTCTGTGTTTCATAAATACGTAGAAACCTTTCTTGTTGTTTTCGTAGTTTACTAATGCATTATAGTAAATAATAAGGTCGTAACATATTTGATAAAACTCATTTGCAGTAGTTGGTCTACCGGTATACTCAGCTACTATTTTATCTGTATAGGTATCAAGTATCATAATAGAACCTAGTGAACTTGTAGTACTGTGGTCATCATCGTAAGGGTCAAGACCGGCTATGTATCTACCAAATGGTACTTTACCATCTTTCTTCTGAGGTAAGGTTATGAGTTCAATAGCTCCTTTTTTATCCTCTTTGTTTTCTAATGGAAACTTTCTAATTGGTCTATTAGAAGTCTCAGATATAAACTCTCCATTACTTATTCTACCGGTATAGTGAGCTGAAAAAAATCTATCAGCTTTGGGTTCTATCTCTGCTAATAAGTCATTAATTAATGTAACAGGGAAGAAGTTACCATCTTTTCTCATGATAGCTTCTTGAGGAGTAATAGGTCTTTCAGCTTTTTCTTGTGATAGAGCATTTGGATCTGAAGTATTGTATTTAATACGAATCCTTTCTCTCATTATTTCTACAAGAGCTTTCGTTACATCAGAATTTCCATTCTTATCGTAACACCCGTGTCTGTTTAAATATTCTGGAAAGAAGAATGCACACTGTGATAATCCATCTCTGTTCTTATCAAATATATTAGGTAACGCGTGTATGTTATAACCATTAGGGTTATAGAACATTTCTCTAGCTCCTGAGAAGTCAGCACCTTCTGTACCACCAGTACCATAAGCTACCATGGTTCCAAATGTATCATCGCCATCTTCTACTGAAGGTCTTGCTACTTGCCATGCAGTAAGTATGTTGGGAAACTTACCCATCTCTTCCCATATGATTAATGCACCCCTTTTACCCCTTGCTTTCTGTGGGTCATTCTTTAATGATACACCCATTACTTTATTTCTAGTTCCTCTCTTACGTCCATCTGAATCAGTGTATCCCATTTCAAACTCCATGGTTTGCCATGATTCTTTTAGTCTTAAGTGAGGAAATGGTGTATGATCAGCGCAATGGTTAATGGTATCTTCAAACTTATTTAATACACCATCCTTGGTAAGGAATTCCTTTTCATTTGCAATAGCGAAAGAAGTTACTTTTCTCTTATTTACAGAGTCATCACCTAATACAAAGTTCTTAGCTTTCTTAGAACCTCCTTTAAATGAGAATCCTCTACCCCTTGCTTTAAGAACATTACCGTGTGCATTGTTAGCTCTTGCTTGATCTATATAATGGAAATATAAGTAATCTCCATCCCATATGTTAGGAAATCCTTCAACTCTTCTTGATTTATCAGGATTTGAAGAATCTGTTTTCATGATAGGAGAATAGTTTAAATAGAAGTAGTGGTAACCGGTAATCCATTCACCATCTTCTCTAACTAAACCTTCTCTACATCTTCTTGCTTCTTCAGCCCAGAACTTAGAATATTCTGAGTGAGGATGACCATTAGGTCTTATATCTGTATATCTTTCACTTTTTTCATAGCTAATAGCAGGTTGTCTAAAGTAATCCATATCTTCCAGGATATGAGGATTTACTATATCTACTATTACTCTACCTTTTTTATCGAAGTCACAATCTGTTAATCTTTTTCTTTTAGATGAAATAAGGTTTCGTAAGAAACCTATACTGTTTATAGCATCATTTATTTCATCCATCTCTTCTTGAGAGAGATTAGGTAAAGGAGATTGATATTCGTTAAATTCCATCTTCAAAAGTATTCTTGTCTTTACTACCTCTTACTCCCTTAACAGCTTCTTGTTCTTTGAGCATTTCTTTCTCAACTGTTTTAAGAGCTTGTATAAGAGCAGGTATTTCTCTAATTGACTGTGTTATATTCTTAAGATTACGATCATTTATCTCAGCTTCTTGTAAGAACTTAGATACCTTATTTACAGCTGAATGTGCTTCTTTAAGTAATCTAGAAGATACTGTATGGATACGTTCTGTATAGTATTCCATAGCTTCTTCTACTACTTTATCTATCTTTATATCAACACTTAAGTCTTTTAGAATTTCTTCTTTTCTTTCTTCTCTATCAAGTATATCAGCATAAGGACTCTTAGGGTCTTCCATAAAAGCAATAAAGGAAAGCTCGTTATGAGCCTTCCTTTTATCCTTTGTTCTATCTCTATCTACTAGTTTCTTTAGAACCTTAATAGATAAAGCTTCTGGAGTTACTGATATTTGATAATCTTTTATCTCGAATAATTGCATATTGTTACTCCGTTATCAATCATTACTTGACAAAAACTGTCAAATGTTTCTCTAATTCTACCTACTTCACCGTTCTTGAATTTTACATATAGTCCATCCATTGATCCATATTCATAGAAATCAGATACAGTGTTTAAGTCAAAACAGAAGTTTCCCCAAGTAGTTGGTAAATCAGGATAAGGAGTATCCGGATTAATCATTGATTCTTGTTTGAACTCTCTTATTAATTCATCGTATTCCTCATTCTTATGATCTTCTACGATTACTTTTGTGATGAAGAATTTACTATCTGTCATAATATTTCTTTGATCCTTTGTTATGTCCTGGTGCTTTTTGAGTTAATGGTCCGTTGTAAACTTGATCGTGGTCATGTTGACGACTAATAGCTGAAAGCTTTTCAGCCATTTCTTTTTGCTTTTGCTTAAGATCATCATTTAAGTAAAAGTCTTCAGGAGCCATTACAGACACCATTTGGTTTTCATCATAGATGTGATACTTTTTACCTTTATAGTTCATCTCAGTTAATCTTCTACATGAAGCCATAGGTATAGCATACATACCTGGTTTTACATGATTACAATTTTCAGAAGCAAATGCTACTAAAAAGTATTCATTGTCTAAGAACTTATGTCCGTCTTCTGTTTGTTTTAAAAGAGCTGACTGTGGTAACCATAAACCTGATTCTGTCTTAAGTTCCACTTCTACTGCGAAATAGTTTCTAAATAATTTCATTTTATAAAATTTTTTAAGTTTTTACGTATTCTAAATAATCCAATTTGAGGAATTCTAACTACATTATGTGTATCCTCATCTTCTTTTTTAAATTCTGAGAACTTCTCTCTCATCATCTTGAAATATAAACTTATCAATTCATCAACTTGACTTAGTATTAAACCTTCTTTATCTGCTACTATCTTTGCTATTTTTCTTACTTTTTTGGTTAACATTCATGCAACATTTATCTGGTTCACACTTTACCGGTCTCACTTCGCACCATTTTGAAGTTGAAGCTGAGTTTGAAAGTTTCTTCATTTGGATATATTAGAAGATCTGTTTTTACTTTATTGTTTAATATAAACCCTTTATTTCTAAGGGATGTTAATGTGTTATTCAACGTAGCCTTTTTAATCTGTAGATAAGAAGATATATCTTCCTTAACTTCCGGAGTAAAGACTAACCTCCATCTTAAATCCTCACTAGTTACTTCATTTTTGATAAGATAAGCTTGATAGTTTAAATCTGCTAAAACCTTATATTCTATTTCAGTCAATCGATGCTTTTTATCCAGTATAGCATAATACGCTTGGAACATATCACGATCTGTAATATTTGATATATCAAAGTTTTTCATATAATTCTTCGTTTATGTTATACTTACCTCTCACAGATGTTTTAATCAATATATTGCTTTCTTCAAAGAACTTCATAAAACGAAAGAAGCTGGCTTCTGATATGTTTAACTCTCTCATTACCTCTTCTTTAGCTTCTCTATTTGAATACCACACCATTCTATTTGATGTCCGTATTATGTATTTTAAGAAACCAGCTTTTGTTTCGTTTAGTGTATCTAGTAACATCCTGGCGATTTAATAGTACAAAGATAGTATTACTCTCAATATATGCAAGTATTACTCTCAATATATTTCAAAAAATAACCCAGGTGGTATTCCTGGGTTAAAATCTTAAGATAGCGAATCTTGTCAGATTAAAGATGTCATCTTCACTACAAATATAATTTATCTATTACTTCTTCAATAGGTAAACTTTCAAAATGTTTAATCTTTTTCTTTTCTATTTCCTTCATTTTAGCAGTATCTTGTAGTTCATCATATTTTGATTGTAATGCTTCATTGTATCTTTCAGCACCTGTTGAACCGGTATAAAGAGTAATATTAGGAGGTTGATTGAATTCTTCAAGAATTCTTCTCATCTCTTCTATATCTAAGTCTGTATATGTACTTTGATTACTCATTTGTTGTAATATTCCGCTTCCTGTTTGGATTTGAAAGTTAGTATCGTTTGTGGTAGATTTTCGATCCCATAATATCTGTACAGGAGCGTCACCAATCACATCACTTCCTCCCATATATCTTTGGGACCAATTGTTATCATGACCACTACCTCTTACTATTTGTTGTCCTATTTGTCTATCTTCAATAACAGGATCTATTATTGATCTCCATACTTCTTCTAATTCACTCATTTTACTTTAATTAAAAAGGACTCTTGGTTTAGAGTCCTTGTTGAGATTTCTTAATTGGTAGGATGTTCCCTTCTGGAACAATACAAATATATGAATAATATTTATATACTTACAAATATTTTCTTAATTATTTACTATTTAGATATAAAAGTTTCTACCTACGGATTAGGGTATTTTTGAAACTAAGAAGATGAACGAGGTTATTGCTATTTGTAAGCTGGTTATGTAGACCATATCTTTCGACTTAGGTCTTGGTTATCTAAAGTCGGGTTCCACCAATTACACTACGCTGAGTACCGACTCACTTACTTATTCACAATATTTTAATCATGCTTCTCATGGATGCTTGAGAAATCTCGTTTCCTACCAAACCAAACGCATTAAGAAGTCATGAACCATCTGTTCGGGTACAAATATACTTTAAAAGAAGACTTTGTAAAGAACTCTTTTTAAAAAGTTTTTACTGTATTTGTAAGTCATTGACTTAAAGTAATATAATGCATCTTTTTCTTTTACAAAAAACTTAAATTCTTTTCCTTTAACTTCAACTAAATAATTGTAATCAGTGTTCTTTCTTGTCTTATCAAATAAAGACACTAAGTTTTCTTTTTTAATTAATTTACTCATTTTACTCTTTCTTCTATTCCTGAAAATCTTAAATTAACTAGTGTATTATTCACATCTGTTTCAGCAGTAAAATAAAGAACTTCTTTACTTTTTAATACAAATGGTTGTGAAGGAGAAATGTCAAAACTACTTTCTACTGATGAATCTATATCAAATCTACATATTTCATAATATGTATTAGTAACTCTAGAATAAGTCCATCCTTTTATTGTTACAAAAGGTGAATTACCTCCTGATATTTTACGAACATTAATACATAACCAATCAGCTAGAAAGTTATGATTGATTTGAGTATGAAAAATAGCTTGTTGTGTTACTCCATTTCCATTTGGTATATCTGCTTGAATACCAAATGTAGTACTAGTAGCTGATATAATACCATCATTTGCTTTTAAAGAACCACTTGATAATACATTCATTCTATTTATTCCTAACCATGTATTGTCTGTTGCAACTGGAGTTGTACCGTTTAAATTAACAACTTCTTCTTGTACTAAGAAATCTTCTCCTATACCTATAATATAAACTTGATTAGCTCCTGTACCTGCTAATGTATCATTTGTAGAAGTAGATACAATATTAAGTGTTTCAGCAGTTGTCATTATATTAAATGTACCACCAAAATGCGAAATTATTTCTTGTGAACCTGAATCTATATCTGGATTATAACCCCATTTACTCCAAGTTTTTCTACCTTGTCTTTTACCCATAGCTACTTCATATTTATATTCAGTAGGTCTTACAACAGTAGTATCATAATTTTCAGCTAATGTTTCATTAATAGGAGTTGTTAACTGACCAAATATACCATGAGTAGTAGATATTCTTAAATAAGTTTGATCTGTTGAATCATTTACAAATCTTACTCTAAAGTATCTATTTCCTACAGTTAGCACATGAGGAGGATTTATTCTAGAAGGATCGTAGTTAAAAGATAAAGATGTATCCCAATTGATTCTATTATGTGAGAATTCAAAGTAGTAAGTACCTATTTGATCTGTAACTACATGAATCATTACATCCGGATAAGGATTCAACTCTGCTGATCCTACAAACTCTTTATTAGCTTCTAATGGAATATTTGTAGAATTAGCAATAGATAGTAAATTTTCCATAGAACAAAAATACTACTTTATTTGTCTACCTATAATATCATACACCGGTACATAAGCAACATTGGGTTTAAAATAAGCAACATATGGAAAGTATTCTCTATCACTATTGAAATCTATTTGTAAAATCCTATAATATCCTGATTCTTTTAGATCATATTGATATTCTCTTCTCACAAGTGAGTTACCATGAGCTTGTACAGAATCAACTCTTATACCTGGATATTTTTCTATTACAAAATGAGATGCATTAATTTCTACTTCAGTAACCCAATAAAATGTAGAATCTTCTATATAATACTCAGACATAACTACCGGTAATACATTACATTCATTGTTTTCAAAGTTTATTCTTGTACATCCTGATTTGACAGTAATACTCTCTATGAGAGAATCTGATTCATATACATAGATAGAACCTACATTTAAGTTATCATATTTCTTAGATGAGTTTAAGAAATGAATAACTACATGTGAGACATCTTTAGATGAAAATACAGTTACTTTCTTACATTTAAATTCAACTGTTATAGTTGATTCACATCCTGCTGATAGAAACAAAGGAATGAAAAGGAATAAGGTTGTTAATATGTGTCTCATGTACTGATATATACAACAATAAGGCTATTTTCAAAAATTTTTTATTTTTTTGAATTCGATCTGTATTGTCATGCGTGGGTACTATCTTATTAAACACCCCCAGCTCGACGTTGCCGAACGGCATACCGCCACGGTAATCTTAAACGTATCTAAAAAAAGTAAAATGGATTTATTCAAAGAAATCGGAATCGACGCGGAAAAAGCACAAGCAGTAGTCTTAACTAAAGCTGAAGAGCTTAAAAAGATTGAAGTAGGAAACGAAATCGTTTCACGCATTACATCTGTTGCACCAATGCGTCCTGCGAAAGACGGTCGCAGTATCACACGTGCAAAGTGTGTATTTGACGGAATCAACTTCGACTTCGTAATTGACGGTGCTGCGAAAGAGAACAGAGACCTCATCGGTGAAAACATTCGCTTAACTTTTCGTGGTATTTCAGACGCTGTTGTTAAGCAAGACGGAACCACTCAAAAGTATGCACGTTGGTCACATGAGTTTGCGTAGAATCAAAGGGACTTCGGTCCCTTTTCTTCTCGAAGCCGCGTAGCGGCATTCTACACTCATACGTTTCAACTCAGTTACGTTACGTTTCGTTTCCGTTTCTTTCAATTAATTACTTAATTGTCGCATATAAGTTGATAGTGATGTAGATAGACCTTCGGTCTAGCACCTACCACACCACATCAATCACATTTCAATCTCTTGTCAAATAAAAATAACGTTATAAATCATGACGAAAAGAGAATTAACATATAATCTTAAATTGTATACATTTATTCTATTTATTCTATGTTTCATCATAGGATTTATAGTAGGATTAGTAACTCATTCATAAAAAATAAATAACAAACAAATGAAAGTATTTGCATTAAATCTACAAGGTTCCTATTCAGATGTATTTGGATGGGATAATGGTATCAATGGTACAATTGGTGCAGAAATATCATTTCAACAAGCTCTTGATGAGAACGAGAGCTTGATGGAATATAACAGTGATTCATATGGATTACCTGATACTCCTGAACAAGGAGTTTACTTTAACCTTTACGAAGGTCAAGGTAAACGTAATGGTAGTGGTTACGTGATAGCACGTAACATTACTGAAGCTAAATCATTATTAGCTGAATTTGAAGAAGAATTCAATGAACAACATGTCATTGAATATTAAATTGTAACAAATCAAAGCTCCTAAGTATGGTTTATCCTACTAACACAACTAGCGGACTTAGGAGTTTACTTTTTTGTCGTATTGAGAGACAACTCAATAATAAACCGGTGTCCGAACAAACTAAAGACATTAAACTATGGTGGTAAACTCAGCTGGAGAGCGAGCAAGCAAAACTCATTAACTTACCAATTCTAACAGCTATTTATAGTCATCCGAAGGTAGTAGGGTACGTTGAAAAGGATATACGTACATAGTAAGTTTTTTATTAACCGCTGTAAACCTGTAAGCAATCTAACAATGTGAAGTCAGGTCTCACAAATTATGTACTATCAAATCTGAGTACAGACCAATTCTCAGTAAACTGAATACTCAAGGAGATTCAGTTTTAAAGGTCAACAGCTTATCCTAGTTAAACGGCTGAACCAAGTACTAGGTATTTATCCATTCAATATGCTATCTGTTAGGTGTATTGTCTTATTAACGCGCTTGCTGACGAGTAAGTGTAGCAGACATAGTAGTACAGTACTATGAAACTTAAATTAAACAACAAATGATATCTGTACAATATCATAAACGGCAGGGATGTCCATAATATCGTTCTCCATAGGGTTTTGGATATTTAATTAACAGGTAAGCGACAATACCTTTAGTCGTGTACGTCAACCGGTCTAACGGTACAATCAGGGTAAGCAGTCCTGTATGAAGGTTAATACATTGTATTTTAAGATAAAAGACCTTTGAAGTAAGGTACAAAACATCCCTTACAAAGACAGGGCATCATCAACAATGGTGTCCTTCTTTAATGCAGCAATATCAAGTCACAAGCCTTGTTGAGAAATGCAGAGTGGAGTAAATAACATTTAAAAACAAACAAAATTATGAAGTACTTATTACTATTAATCCCATTCCTATTACTATCATGTGAAAGAGATTTCAACATAGTAGTAGAAGATGAGAAAGGTAAATTGTGGACATTAACCACAGTTTACGGTTCTTATATGAAAGAAGGAGACACTGTTGTCTTAGAATACAAAGACATAAAACAAGGTTATCCACCTGAGTTTTATGGTATGTACAAAGGTGTTATGCCTGACGATTATCAAATTAAATCGGCTTCTAATGAACCGATAAAATATACAGTTAATGTAGTTTACATAAAGGCTAAAGTACTTAATGTAACTCGTTAGTATTTGTTTGTTATAGGGGAGTTATCTCCCCTTTTTTTCGTCATTTAATAATAAACCAATGTTAATATATAAACTAACCATAGTAAACAAAAAAACAGGTGAAGTAAAGAAATTATATCCTTTTACAAGTGAATCAGAAATCAGAAGTGAAGGAAAGAAAATATGTTTAGAAGACTCACCTGAATTGTTTGAGAAACTAAATAAAATTCCAAAAAAGTATCATTCTGTTCTTTTAAGAAGAAGATATGATATATTCTTGGATACAAAGAGTGTAAGTACAAGACCAAGTACTGATACACCTTTAGGTACAGAAGAACACATTTCTAGACAATTTGTAAGATCCAATCTTAATAAAGTTGTTAACAATATTCCTTTTGAATGGGATTCTTTAAGATTTAATACAAATTACTAATGTTACAAGATAATATAGATTGGTGAAAAATTTAATAAGTACGTTAATAGTTGCATGTATAGTATTTGCAGCTATTTCTCTTCCATTGTTTGAAACTAAGATTTCATTTAATGTTGAAGACATAACCGGAAACTTTCCATTTGCCGGTAAAATAGAATTAAATGGAGATAAATACTATGTGAGTACTAAAACTTGTGTAAGTATTTGGATGGATAAACTACATTTATCTGATATGCCTGAAGAGAACATACAAAAAGTATATGTTAATGCTAAGTATAGTATTGCAGATTACATTTCAGGTAATTTCTCTACTGGTTACACAAAGTACGTATGTGAAAACAACGTTGTCCACATGGATAAACATTCATGGTTAAAATAATGGCTCTTGTTGAAATAACCAGCTACTTAGTAGTTCCTTAAAGTGGATTAAAAAAGACAAGTTTTTAAAATATAAACAGTTATGAGCAATCAAATAATTGTACCTTCAAAAAAATTCTTTAAACATGACCATGTCATAGACAGTTTAGGACATGGAACTCCTTATTTGTATATAAAACATACAGGAGTTGTTGATGGTATTGGTAGACAACATGTTAATCTTTATGGCAGATGTGATATTTGCAATAAAGAAATAATTGTTGCACGATTACATGTAAATGAAGACGGTATTATTTATCCAGCTTTAAAAAAATAGGTTAAACCTTATACCTTGTGATTAAAAAAATTAAACATATTTGGGAGAGTCTACTCCAATCACTAAAAAAAGATAGAATATAAATTGTAGTTGCTGCTTATTGTGTCTTAGGACTAATAAAGCTAAGTAAGTGGACATATTAAATCTATCAAGTGTACCAACTGTATTGTGATATGTTGGAAGGAAAGCATATAGCTTGTAATAATCTAAATACACTTAGGAGTTCACAGCAAGAGATAAACGGGACATAGCGTTGAGCGTTGAAACATGAATTATCTCGTGACCATTCATTTAAACCTTGTATTTTAAACAAGAACGTTTGTGAATGGTGCTAAGCATAGTGACAAAAATGCTGAATAAAGAACCCTTGTCATCTGTTCGCTTTAAGAACTGTCTCACACCAAGTAGGTTAAGCTTGGTTTTTTAAATATAGAAAAAAATATGAGAAACATTAATTTACCAAAAGCTAGAGTATACATAAGAAAAGATGCTTGGGAAGAATCTGATAAAGAATTTGAACCAGCTTGGCTAGTTTCAGTAAGAGCATTAAGAAATAGACCTTTATGTTTTCAAGTTTGGGTAGACAAGTATGCAGCTTGTTACGATAAAATACCTCCTCATTGTTTGTATTGGTATGCTCCAGAAGAAGATAAACCATTACCACTACACAAAATACAAATGTGGGAATGCTTGTCAGGAGAGATAGAATTATTTATTAAATCTCAACTTGCAGATGTTCCTATGGTTGTAAACTTAGGAGAAGGTAAAGTAGCTAAAGGTCATTATTGGTTTACTTTAGATTCAATACCTGAAAAACAAGGTCTTGGTTATTTAGATATTGGAGACTCTGAACTTTTAGAGGAGCATAAAGAGATGAATGTCATTAAATTGACTAATGGTCAGATAGCTATTTATCCAAACAACAGGTTAAAATGGTGTCCTATTTCTTTAACAACAAAAGAAGCAATAACCACTATTCCTAAATGGAAAGTAGCTGAAAATGCCAAGTGGGATGATGAGTGGCAAGACTCTGATGAATTATTAGGTGACTCAGATTGGGCATATTAATTGGTTTTTTTTAAATCTTAAAAACAATGATTAAAATAGTTTTAACAATTATCATTTGGGAAATAGTTAAGTCTATAGTTCTTAATTTGTGGTATAAATATCAAAACAAATGAAATACGAAGTAGAAAAACCATTGAATAAATATCAATCTACTTGGGTTCAAGTTAAAGATTGGGAACAAGCTAAAACAAGATCCCGAATATATTGGGGTGTGATGTGGAAACGTCACATTAAAATAGGTTGAAATACCTGAGTCTTATTGACTCAAAATGCTTACAAGTACAAACCTCCACGTGGTGTAAGTGGTTAACACTAATTGTACATTGAAAACAAACAAATATTATGGAAACTAAATTTATCGAAGGAACAAACGAACAGTATTCTATTAGAGAAGATGGTGCTGTTATTAGAAATTATAAATTTAAAGGTAGAAAAGAATATGGTCACATTGTATACGAAAGTACCATCATGTCATATAAAAGAAATACCAGAAGAAATTGCAAACATATAGTTGTTCGTTCTAATAATTGTACATTTACCTGGTATAAAAATTCATTACTTGCTAAGTATTTTAATTTTATTATATGTCCTAGATGTAAAGAAAAAATAAAAACTACTAAACACATTAAAGTGTGTAAGAAATGCGTTAAAGAAAAGCAATATAATTCTATTATGAAGTGGAGATTTAACAATAAAGATATAGTTTTAAATAGTCAAAAAAAATCATATTTAAAATATAAAGACAAATACAGAAAAAGTGCTAATGAAAGAGTAAAGAATTTACATTCTAATTATGTAGCAAGTAAATTAAAAATACCTATATCATTATTACCTTCTGAGATTATTGAAGCAAAACGTACACAACTTAAACTACACCGAGAATGGAAAAATTTGAACTATTAAATGGTCTTACTAAAGATCTCCTTCAAGACATCAAAGATGTGAGAACTGGAAAAATGAAATCTGAGAAAGCAAAGAATATTTCTAGATTAGCTTCTAATGCTATTAAATCTATTGCTCAAGTAGCTATTGCTGAAGAAAATATAGCTCTTCAAAAGAAAAAGTTAATAATGAGAAAATTAGAATTGGATCATAAAAAAGATGAGTTACAGTTTAAAAAATCTCAGAAGAATAAAAAGTAAATAATTAACATGTTATCATGAAGAAATATTTAATTTACAAAACACCTTTTCACGAAGGTAACATAGTTGTTACGTGTAGCACGTCAACTTATCCCGTTACTAAGACTGAGTCTTGGAGCGAAGAAGGTTTTAACAGAGCCTTAGAAGACGACACTGTTCAGATAGTAAAGTTTACTTCTGATGAATTCATAGCTAAAGATCTTAATACATCTGGTCTCACTCCAATTGGTGCAGACCGTGGTGATGTTATGTATTATGATGCAATGATTTCAATGTTCGGTAAACATGAAAGTGTTGTTGAATATGTTAAAAGAAAAAAACCAGCCAAAGTATATATGGGTGGCGGTTATTTAAGTTTAAAACAATTTTTAGATGGGACAAAAAGGAAGTAAGTATAAAGCAAGTAATGGACTTGTTAAGAAAAGACAAGCTTTAAAGAATAAAGCAAGAGTAAAGTATTACAGAAATACTAAGAAAGGTAAGAATCCTCATACAGGATTGGAATACTATTTACTTCAACCTCATGGGCATGGTTCTTTTAAATTGGTTGATACATATCAAACAAGAGCCGGTGCTGAACAAGCTAAAGGTGAAAAGAAAGGATTGATGATTTATGAATCTAAAAAAATAGAAGAATTAATGTTTGTATCTGGAGATACATATACATTTTTGAAGATTAACCGAGAAGTGTTGGTGTAAACCGCCTTTCGGACACATCCGCGTTAGAGAGAGAAGTTCAGAAGGAAAATCTCTCTCTTTTTTTGTTAACAAATAAATAAAAAATAAAATGAAATTTCAAACACAATTAGCGAGAGCTAACAAAACAATCAGAGAAGAAAGAGCTTTAAGAATTGCTGAAGCAGCAAGTGATGCTCAAACTAAATTAATTATGGATCTAAAGTCTCAGAAGAGAAATCTTCAGAATAAATTAGATTCTATGACTGACCTATCTACTGATAATACTAGTACAACTACTAATATTATCTCTGCAGATTGGAATCCAGATTCATTTATGAAAGAGATTCAATCTTTGAAAGTAGAAATTGTTCTTGTAGAACAACAGATCAAAGTAGCTGAAACAACTCAAAAAGAATGGTTCGATGAACCTGTATCTTAGTGCGAGTAATTATATTGAGTATAAAGATGTTAAAACATTAGCAATTGATTTAACTAAAATGGGTCATAATGTAGACTATCACAAACGTGGTAGTGTTTATGACCCATCTAAAGTTAGCAGAGCTGATGTTGTTATAGTTTTAACTGAATATGGATGGATGGCTAAAGGTGCTTGTACTGAAGTACGAAAAGCTTTAAAAGAAAGAAAATCTGTTTTTAACTATCATTGTGTAGTTGATGATTATTTAAAACCAGATGATTATGTTCATGAAGTAACTGGTGTTGAAATAAATGATTCAGAACCTTGGTCTTCTAAAATGTATGCAGAAGTTTTATTAGAATATGAAAAACGTTCATTTAAAGAACTATTTTTATCTAATTCATCTACTAAATATGATCCTGAAACTTTTGAACCAGTCAGTAATAAACTACTTTTATTATGCGCGATGTAATTAATGCAATGATAGCTCAAGGAGCTAAAGTTGTGAAACAACCGGAAGAATTTGAACCAGGTCTTAAAGTAATAAGAGAAAATGGTTCAGATGTGATTATAAGTGATATCAAAGACGAAGCTGACCTATTAGAGTTCACACGTCTTGGTAACTTTAAACAACGAATATTTTTTAAATGGAAAATTTAAAACAACTATTCAAGAGAAGTACGGATATAAGATCGACTTAAAAGACATTAACTAACACAGAGTTAGTTTTCTAATACCTTGATGTCATAGCTCAGCATCATACCCGTGAGCGTAATGGGAAGGTATATTGTTTAAACAAAAAGGGGTAGGAAACTACCCCACTTTTTAATTATGTATTTTAGACACTTTCATATAAACCAACATAAAGACACCAGAGTAAATGGTCGCAGTGGTACTGTAGCTATTGAAACAGTTGGTAATAACATAAGAATTGGTGTAGCAATAACTAACCCTAAAGATAATTTTAATCGTAAACGCGGTAGACAAATATCTCAAGAGAAAATGGAGAAAAACACTTATACTAAGCTTGAAGAAACTCCTGATTTTATACAACTGTATGATATTGCTCAAGAAGCATTTGAAACAGAAGTAAATAAATTAAACTAATGGACTTTTCTGTTTATGGTATAAAGATAGGAATGGAGTTTACCTATACAGAAATGTATAGGTTCCTTCATTCTATTGGTAAATGTGACTCACAATCTAAGTTTGTAGATAATTATGGTTTTCATAATTGGATTGTTACAGGATTCTCAGAAACAGGAGAGAAAGTCAAAATGAAAGTAGGACGTAGAGCTATTACTGGCAATGCTGAACTACTAGGTAAGTATTTTGATAAACCTAACTTAAAACTATTATTATGTTTAAATTTTTAACAATTGCTTTTATAGTAATTATATTCATTGCTCTTTTTCTATTGGTAATTTACATAAGAACAATACCTAAAAAAGAAAGAGATGAGATTATTAGAGAAGCTCATAAAAATACATTATGAAAAATATTAAAGTACACGTTCCTACTCCAAAGATATCTGCAGTAGTACAAGAGATACTTTTTAAGAATGGTATTAGATGGTCATCAGGTGATAAAAAAGTTAAAAATGCCGATGAACCTTATTTATACATTGATGTATCAGATATGTCTTATGGTAGTGATAAAAATTCTTTCAATGAAGATTATAGACAAGAAGTAAAATATCAAGATTTTATTTTAGAAGAAGCTAAAAGAAGGTATCCTGTTGGTACTAAGTTTAAAGACCATACTATACAAAAAATTTGGACAATTAAAAATACAAATTTTACTTATTCTAATGATTATATTAACAATTTAGAAGCAATTTATTTAGAATCTAAAGATATAGTAGAAAGTACTGAAAGTAGATGGGCAATATGTTTAGATGGTAAGTGGGCTGAAATAGTAGAAGATACTAAACCACAATTTGAAGTAGGTAAATGGTATATTATTAATTCTGATAATTCTAGGTTTATCAATGTAGTTAAGATTAAAAAAGTATTTTCTAATACTAAAATTGAAGCTGAAAATGGTTATTATAATATCAAAAGTGATAATGGTGGTTGCAGATGGAATGCTACAACAAATAAACATGTTTGGGAAGATATTAATAAAGTTACACCATTAACATTAGAAGATGTTCAACAATACTTACCTGGTACTCATCCTGATATTATTGATAAACCTTTACCTAAAACAGTAGAAAAATGGTCTAAAGGAACTTATGTAGTTTACTTAGAAAAATTCTCTAATTTAATATCTAAGAATCAAATAGATAAAATCACTACAGAATTAAAACCTGGAGATGATTGCATTTATACAAAATGTTATGGTTTTTTAATTTTAACAAGAGAACAAGATGGTCAAATTAAATGGTTTGCTACTAAAGAAGAAGCTGAAAAGTTTGTTAAATTACAACAATCTATTATACCTGAATATGTAGAATGTATTAGTTCTTGGATTGGTTCATTAGGAAATAGTATAAAAGGTAAGATTTATAAAACTTCTGTACAACCAGATTTTACTGCAAATAAATGGGAAAGTATTCTTTTACCTTCTCATTTTAAACCATCTACTAAAGAAGCATATGAAGCTCAAGAAAAATGGATACCTAAAGTAGGAGATTGGGTAGTAATTACTAAGTCTGATACTAATTGGGTTGATGAAATGGATGACTTTGTAGGTAAATGTGTACGAATTTCTAATATCATAATTGATGATGAAGTTATATTTCAAGGTAATGGTAAATGGAGTTGGATTTATTCAGATGGTCATTTTAGAAAAGCACTTCCACATGAAATTCCTCGAACTTTTTTTACACCACGCAAAACAAATGTATTCTTACATGACTTACTACTCCCTACAATAAACCGTCCAACACAACCTGTTAAATCAGAGTACTATTCTGTAGATACAAGTATCTACTAAACAAGTTTTTAATTAATTAAATCAATAAAAAACAAAAACAATGTCAAACAGAAAATTTTCTCTTGTAACAAAAATTATGGCTATTTTCAACTTAGGTGAAGAAGGTAAACTTCATTCATTCTTTGAACAAATTGAAAAATCAGCTAAATTGGACATCAAGAAACTTGAACAAAACATTAAGAAAGCTGAACTTGATTATGAAATCACAATGCAATCATTAAATGATAACATTGAAGATGCAAAACAAGCATTGGATAATGCTTACGTAGACATTAAGATTGAAGAGTTGGAAACAAACATCTCTCAAAAAAGATACATGGAAACCTACTTAAGAAACATTAAGGATAAGGAACAACGTGTAGAGTCTTTGGAACAAGAAAAGAAAGACACAATTGAAGCTTTTGAAAAAAGTGTAGGAGAATTTAGAAAGTCTATTTCTACTATCGAAAGTAGACTTGATAAGATTTTAGCTGAAGAATCAGCTGAATAGGTTGCAATTTTAATATTCATTAAAGGAGTGGGGAAACTCACTCCTTTTTAATTTTAATATTATGGATGAAGTTTATATAGATTCGTATAAAAAGGCTATGCAATACTGGAGAATAAGGGAAAAAGCATATTTCAATAGAATATTGAAAACAGGAGATACTAAAGAAAATGAATATTATGAAAAATGAAATAATAAGTTTTGAAACAGCTAAGTTAGCTAAAGAGAAAGGTGTAAATTTTACATCCGATGGAAAAGTTTATAATGATATAGGATTATTATGTGATAATGGATTTCATAATTTAGATGAAATAGATATTGAATATGATATTCCTGCACCAACTCAAAGTCTATTACAACGTTGGTTAAGAGAAGTTCATAATATATTTTTAACAGTAGAATATAGTTTATCAAATGATAATTGGTTTTATTATTTATACAAACAAGAATTTAATAAATATATTCATTTTAAAATATATGAAAAAGCTCTCGAAGCTGGATTATTAGAAGCATTGAAACTAATAAAGTAAAAACATACCGTAATGTGGAAGTGAGACCCTCATGAAGTCTTTGCGAGAATTCGCCACTGCTGTTCGATTCAGTAATACGGTACTAGACCAACCACACTTGGTACGTAAAGAAATGCCTGCAATAAAGCCGGTGGCACGAAATAGGATTGGTCTCCTATGGGTTCCGGTTCGTACAATGAGTGTGGTTTTTTAATTAAAAACATTGAAAATGAAAAGATTATTAAATGATTTTAAATTTGGATTTAAAAATCCTGATGAAGTTGTACAAGAAATTGAAGAAATGTACAAAAAACAGCACTCAGTGTATTTTGTATGTGGTTCGCTATGTACAATAATTATTATGTTAATTGTTAACTTTTTAATAAAATAGTATGGAAATACGACAAGGACAAAAACATGTTATTTATGATAACAAAGAGTCTAAATTATTGCAAATTCCTATTGGAGCAGAATTAAGAAATGGTTTATCTTCAGGTTTTTATCAATTAAAAAAAATACCTACTATGATGGGTACTAAAGTACAATTAATTGACCATGAACCTAGAATACCAACTTCATCTATCTTAGTAGCACAAGAGATAGTTGATTTTAATTATTTAGATGAGTTATTTTCTAACTTATCTAAGAAACTACATGAAAACCTTAACTTGAATAGAAAAGTTGGTTATTTATTACATGGTAAACAAGGTAGTGGTAAAACTACTACAATGTATGCTATGGCTAAAAAACTAGTCGATTCTTATGATTGTTGTGTTTTCACTGTAGAAGAAAAAGAAGATTTTCATTTTTTAATTGATATGATACTTGAGTTTAGAGAAGTTAAAGACTTTAAAGCTGTTATTATATTAGATGAATGTGAAAATGAACTTAATAATTACGAGAGTTATTTTAAATCTCTATTAGATGGTACAGATTCATTAAATGACTGTGTGTTTTTAATGTCTACTAATTATATTGATAATATTCCTAATACTATAAAAAATAGACCTTCAAGGTTTAAGTATGTACTAAATATAGATGGTATAGAAGAAGAAAGTGTAATTTATGAAATTATGAAACACATGAATGACTCTCTTGATGAAAATGTTAGATTAGGTGATGAAAGTATAAGAAGTTATGTAAATGATCTTAAAGGTTCTACTTTGGATGAAATAAAAACTAAATTTATGGAAATTGCATTTTTTGAAAATAACTTAATACAAATGGTATGAAAATTTACTATAAAAAAGATTACAATGATCATTTTCTTTTAGTAATACATAAACTACCTGATGAAATTAAAAACAATTTTAATCTTTCTAGTTTAATTTTTAAATGTTATTCTAATTATTTTTTTCAAACAAAATACAATTTTAATGATTATAGTTTATTAGAAAAAAATCAAACTGAAGAAATTGTTAATAAAATATTTAATGGTAAAGATATTTCTTATAAAGATAATTTTTTTCAAATAGGAGATATGAAATTAGCACGTAATGCACTTTTATATTCTTATACTCTTACTTATTCTCAAGTAATAACTAAAAGAATTGAAAAATCTTGTATTATAAGATATAAATCTCCATTATTCAAACATCGTTCTATTAATTTAAATACTTACGCAGTTGTCCCTCGTTCTTTTGTTTTATTTAACACAGAAATAATTGGTTCACCTAAAGTAATTAAAAATCATGGAATTGAATATTATCTTATAGATAATAATTATACTTCATTAAAAGGACATATATTAAAATTTGCTGAAGTTGATATTAATGAGGTACAATATGAAAATTTTAGTCCTGATGATATAGTTGATAAATTATATGTATGATAAAATCAAATTATTTGACATTGCACAAACTAAGGATTTAGTAAAAAAAACTACTAAAATTAAGAAAAAACCTAAGTTTGTGACTATTGAAAGAACTGAAGAAGAAATAAAAGAAAGGTTTATAAGATTTCTAAAAAATAAAAATAAACAATTTTTATTTAGTAGTCACTACAATGATTCCAATAGTAAATTATGGAATACCTTTTTAAACTATAACAAAAAATGGTTTAGTTATAAACTAAAAAGGGTTCCCACTCAACAAGTTTTCTATAATTTTAAATAACTTTAAAAATGGATTTATTAAATTCAGGCACTGCATTTGTAAGAAAGTGGTGGGTAAACGAAAACAGTTCTAAAAACCAGTGTGGTGTACAATTTGTACAAAAAGTATCTAAACCTGTAGAAGGAGCTTCTTTATTAGTAGCTTTAGCTCAAGGTAATGAAAATGCTGATAGTACAATTCCTACTGCTGTAATGTCTTTCAGTAAAGATGTTGTAGTTCAACACTTAGGTAGTGAATCTGGTACTTTCTTAGATGAGAATGACAAACTTAAAGACAATGCTATGACAGCAAAAGCTTTATTTTCTGCTATGCTCGGAAAAGAAATTCCAGAAGTAAACATTCAAATAGAAGAAAATTTCTCTTCTGTTACAGACAATGATGGAAATATTGTTAGAGATAGTGATAACAATCCTATCGGTAGAAAACAAAATCCATCTACTAATCAAACGGTTCGAGCATTCGATGAGAATGGTGAACTTAAAGATGTTTACAGACACACTACTATGGTAGCTGGTCCTGTTGAAAACATATTTGTAAAATCTGCTACTAGAGCTGAGATCAATGCTTATGAACGTCAAGGTTCACAAGTAGAAGAATCAACTTTAGTTGGTGCAGATGAACATGGTGTTTAATTTTAAGGGAGTGTAACAACTCCCTTTTTTCTAATTTTGTTTAATTTAAATTATTAATAATGTCACAGTACTCTGAAAGGTATGTTGCGTTGCATACAAAAAAAGACGCTGCTGCAATTGCACGTCAAAACGCAGAAATCGCATTAGATGAGATCGAATTAGCTATCTCTAATGCACAGTATCAAGCTAAACAAGCTGAAAGAACTTTGAAAAATTCTGAAAAGAACAGAGATCTTTCTTTGTTAGATGAGAAATTTTCTTCTAGCACAATTTCTAATTATCTAAGTTTAGATAGTGAAGTGGTTGATGCTCAAGCTGATCTTGAAAATGCAAATGCTGTAATTGAAAAACTTACAGCATTGAAAACTATGTTTACTGAAGAGTAAACCAAAACAGAAGGGGAGAGATTAAACTCTCCCTTTCTTTACTATGAATTATATTTACGATTTAGAACAGTTTAAAAACTTTAACTTAGGATTGTTTAAAAACGGTAATAACTATATAAGTTTTATCATACATGAAAGTAAAAACCAAATAAAAGAATATCTAACATTTTTAAATGAATGTAGATTAAAAAATATAGGTATGATAGGATTCAATAACTTAGCTTATGATTATCCTTTATTACATTTTATGTTAGAAAATGAAAAAAAACTTAGAAATTTATCAGCTAACGAAATAAACAAACTACTTTATGAAAAATCTCAATCAATAATTGAGCAAGATAATTCTTCTATATGGAATCCTAAGATTCCTCAGCTTGACTTATACAAAATAAGTCACTTTGATAATGCTGCTAGAAGAACATCTTTAAAACATTTACAAGTAGCTATGAATTGGCATAATGTACAAGATTTACCTCTTGAACCATATGCTATGATTGATGAATCTCAGATAAACGATATTGTTTATTACTGTAAAAATGATGTTGATAGTACAGAAGCTTACTATGAACATTGTAAAAAATCTATTGACTTAAGAAAAGAATTAAGGAAAGATTATGTCATTGGATTAAATTACAATGATGTGAAAATAGGAGAAGAAATATTACTTCAAGAGTGTGCTAAGGACATGAAAATTGAGTTGAAAGAACTTAAGAAGCTTAGAACACATAGAAGTTTTATTGAAGTAAAGGAAATAATATTCCCTTACGTTAAGTTTAAAACAAAAGAATTTCAAAAACTTCATGAATTTTTTAATGATAAAGTTATCAATGCAGATAGTTCTTTATCTTATTCTTTATATCATGAAGGTGTTACTTATGATTTTGGTCAAGGTGGTGTACATGGAACTTGTGGTTCCGGAGTATGGAAAAACACTAAGACTAAAAAGTTAATTAATGTCGATGTAAAATCTTACTACCCTAATCTTGCAATTAGAAATAACTTTCATCCTGAGCATTTAGGAATGACTTATTGTAAGGTTTATGAGTCCATATATGACCGTAGACAGCTTGCAAAGCGTGAAGGTAATAAAAGTATCGACAAAGCTCTTAAGTTGAGCTTAAACGGCTCCTATGGTAAATCTAATGATAAGTATAGTGCATTGTATGATCCACTTTATACAATGAAAACTACTATCAATGGACAATTGCTTTTAGCAATGTTAGCTGAAGATATCAGTATAGCAGGAATTGAGATAATTCAAATCAATACAGATGGTATTTTAGTCTATGTTGATACTGATAAAATAGGATTGTTAAGGGAACTTAATGAAAATTGGATGAATCTAACTGGTTTAGAGTTAGAAGAAGACCATTTTGAAATGATAGCACAAAGGGATGTAAATAACTACTTAGCTCAATTTCAAGATGGTTCTATCAAAGGAAAAGGTGCATATGAAATAGACAGGGATTGGCATAAAGATCATTCTATGAAGGTTGTAAGAAAAGCAGTTGCTGCTTATTTTACAGAAAAAACTAAAGTAGAAGACTTTATTAAGAATCATATAAATTTATCTGAGAATGCTATATATGATTTTTGTTTATCTAAGAGAATAGGTAAACAATTTAAACCTTTAATTAGGTCACTTAATTTAGAAACAAATACAATAGAAGAAGATATACTTACTAAGACAACTAGACTTTACATTTCAAATTCAGGCGGAACATTTATTAAACAAAAAGCAGGTAAAGATCAACGATTATTTGTTGGTTTTAAAGTAACTAAGTTTAACAAATTTGAACCTGGACCATATGATATTAACTATAAATTCTACATAGAAGAAGCTTATAAGTTAATTAACCCACTAATACTTCAACAAACTAAATTATTTTAAAATGGAAGACTTTTTATTAGTAGAAAAACTACTTAAATTTGAAAAACCTGATGATTCAGTTTTAACTGAAGAACAGTATGTAGAATTACAAGAAGAATATGAACAACTTAGAAAGATTCATATTGACGAAATTCCACTTATTTACAATTTAAGAGAAGAATATGAAGAATTAGCAACATGTTAGACAATGAAAGATAGAATCCAAGGAAGAGCTGTAGAGTTAAGTAAAACATATAACAATATGTTACTTATGTGGGCTACCGGTACAGGTAAATCCAGAGCAGCTTTAAAAATAGCAGAAGAACACGGTGGTAAATGGTACATAGTAGTAGCAGAAACTACACACATAAACAACTGGAAAAGAGAAATTAAAGATGCAGGAATAACACTAGATTGTGAAATATTCTGTTATCAAAGTTTACATAAGTATACTGATAAAGCAAATCTCATTCTAGATGAATGTCATCATGTTACTGACTTACGTATGAAAACTATACGTGAGATAGCTGACAAGAAGATAGTTGGTTTAAGTGCTACTGTACCTCAAGAGAAACTTGAATTACTACAAGGATTTAGAAAATTTAAAGAGATCTTTATTCCTTTATCTACTGCTATAAAACTTGGATTGGTTCCAAAACCTGATATTAGGATTGTAAGGTATCATTTAACAGATATACAAAAGAAAGTGCTACGTAAGTTTGAACTAAAAATAGATGAATCTGTAGTCAATAAAGATGATTTATCAGCTAAGATTCATGGAAATAAACGTAAGACATTTTTTGCTAATGTTAAATTACCGGTACTAAAAAGGATTATTAAAAAGAATAGAAATAAAAGAATGATATGTTTTACTGGATCTGTTGATCAATGTAAAGAAGTAGGTGGTAAATATATCATTTATTCTAGACTTAAAAAAGAAAGAATTAAGCAAGTAATAGAAAACTTTAATAAACAAACGAGTGATAAACTATTTTCTGTAAAGATGTTAAGAGAAGGTGTAAACCTCACTAACATTGAAATAGGAGTTATTACTCAACTTGATAAAAAAGAACTATCATTTATTCAAATGTTAGGTAGAACATTACGTGCTGAGTTTCCTTTATTGATAATTATAGTAGTGGCAGATACAAAGGATGAAGACACACTCAAACGTGTAATAAGAGGACTAAATGAGTATACAACAACTTACGATTTCTGATGCATTACAGTTAATAGCATTAGGAATACTTCTTATACTTTTTTTCACTTTTATAAAAAAAGAAAATGAAGCTCAAGAAAAACATTTTAAAAAGTGGGACGAAAGAAACAAGAAATGTAATGAAGAAAACCAAGAACATAGCTAAACCTATTTATGTAGAATACTATGATTCTTATGATAAAGCAGTACATTTAGCTGCTTTAAACCAATTAGATTATGACGGAGATATTAGAGATTTGTAAAAAATTTAATTTAACTGTTAATGAATATGCGTTTATTTACTTAAAATTTTATGGCTTTGATATACTTAATTTAGCTGATGTAGGTGACCTTGTAGAAAAAGGTTATGCTTTTAATGATAACACTATCAATATAAAAACAGCTAAAAAGATATTAGGTGTAGGAGATATCAACTTTTGGGAGTTTTATAACATATTTCCAAGTAAAGTAGACAGAGGAACACGTATTCTTAGAGCAGTTAATCCTGATTCTAAGATAGCAGATAAGCATAGAAGGAAATATTTATCTAAAGTAAAAAGTTTAAATGAACACAATAAAGCTTGTAGTCAAGCTAAGATATTTGTCAGTAGACAAATGAAAAAAGATGGTGGTTTATATATACCTACTTTAGATAGAATTCTTAACAATGCTGAATGGGAATCTTGGGATTTTAAAGAAGAAACTGGTGGACTAGCTTCTAAAATTAAAATGAAGTAATGGCTCAGAGAATAAAAAGTTACTACGAAGCGCAACTTGAAGAGAAGGAAATATTAGAAAAAATAAGAAGTGGTGAAATTAAACCACTTAGAACTTCTCTTACTAAATTTAACAATGCAACATTTGACGGTATGATAGCTGGTCATATATGGGGTATAGTTGGTATGTCAGGTGCAGGTAAAACTAGAATAATGTCTCAGTTAATAGATGAGTTTATCAACTTACCTATTAACAGAAGTGAAGCTGTAGAAGTATTGAATTTTAATTACGAAATGCAAGCTAGACGACTAGTACTATTAGATATAGCTAGAGAATTAGGTAAAACAACTAGAGAGATATATGGTTTAGGAGATGTAGAAAGACTATCAGATGAAGAATTTGATAATCTTATGTCTCGTATGGCTATAGATCACAATGTTAAAGTTTATTTTGTAGATGATCCAGGTAACTCAACAGTAATGAGAGAAACTATAGACGAGTTTATGTCAACTAGGCGGAATTCTCGCACAGTTCTAACTCTCGATCATACAGCTCTTACACCTTTTGGTGGACTGAGTGAGAAAGATGGTATACAAGATATAATGAAAATGTTTAATCAATCTAAGAAAGTTTACCCTAATTCAAGTTATATCATACTGTCTCAGATGAATAGAGATATAGAATCTAAAGAAAGGATTCTAGATCCTCAACTACATTATCCTAAGAAAGGTGATATATACGGTTCTGATGCATTGTATCAGTTCTCAGATATGATTGTAGTTATTCATAGACCTGAGATACTTATGATTGAAAATTACGGACCTAACGGTGTAAATACCGAAGGTAAAGTTTTCTTGCACTTTATAAAAGCAAGAGATGGAGATAGAGAAATAGCAATATTAGAGAACTCTTTATCTACAGGAAAATTAGTACAAACGATCTAATTTTCGTATCTTTACAAAGAAGTAATGGCAAATAAAATCTTAATTTTAGCTGAGTCTGGAAGCGGAAAGACTTACGCTCAGCGTACACTAGACCCGAAATCTACATTTTATATCAATGCTGATCAAAAATCTCTTTCATTTAAGGGATGGAGAAAGAATTATGTACAAGTAGATAAACCGGATGGGAAGTTGGATTTAGCAAAATCTAACTTATACTCAACTAAGAACCCTCAAACTGTTCAAGCAGTACTGAAAGCAATAAGTGACACTAGACCTGAAATAAAGGTTGGAGTAGTGGATACCTTATCTTTATTAATGGTTCATAGTTTTATGAGTAAAGCTAAACAGACAGGCTATGGTAAGTTTACTGACATGGCTCTGGATGTTTATAATCTTATAGACTCAATAGATGGTCTTAGAGATGACTTAACTGTAGTATTTACAGCTCATATTGAAAAGAATGATCAAGGTGATGTTGATATTGCTATTCCAGGTGGTAAACTATTAAAAGACAAAGCTAAAATAGCTGCAATGTTTACAATAGTTCTTGGAATGGAAGTGCAATATAATAAAGAAGATAACAAATACTTCTTTAAAACAATGACCGAAGGTTCAGATGTTTATAAGTCACCATTTGGAATGTTTCCAAGTAGACTTATAGATAATGATATGAAGAAAGTAATTGAATATATACAGAAATATGAGTCATAATTTTTTAAAATATAATTCTAAATAATGTTTGTAGGTTACAAAAGAAGAGCTGTCGTAACAGCTCCAACAGAAACAGAACCGCGTTTTACTTTACATGAGTTTAAAGGAACCGGTACAGCACGTAAGTTTGAATTAAACACCGTTGCTGGAGAAGCATTAGGTGTATCACAAGGTGACTATGTTACCTTTGGATGGCAAGAAGATGATGAAAATCTTTATCTATATAAAGTAGATAGAGAAGCTCTTGCTGAAGATGAACAAAAATATGCTTTTAGGTTAACTAAAGAGTTAACTTTCTCTAACAAAGGAGCATATGAATCAATTGCAGAAGATTATTCTATTAACCCTGAAGAAGGTGGTAATGTGAATGTAGAAATTACTGAAATTGATGGAGTAAATTATTTAAAAATGGTTGTACCTACTGAAGGTGAACCAGAATTAACTGAAGAAGAAAAAGAAACCTGGAAAAATGGCATTTAGCGGAAACGAAAGTGGTTCTACGGAATCACGTAAAAGACTTTATATAGGTCTTGAAAAATTTAAAGTAACAGCATTTAACCCTAACAAAGCTCAATTAGCTGAGATGGGTATAATTGTTGATGATGAACTTAATTACATCTCTGAAGATGAAGGTGTAAAAACATCAAGAGTTGCAATTTACTTGGATAATGATGATACAGATAACAATGTTAAAACTGTATTGTCTATCTTCTTAAGAGATGAACACCAAACTACTATGAGTGGTAAACTCAAGTGGATTAACAATGAAGGTATTAGCTTCTATGGTACTCAAGAAGATATTGATAACAAGAACTTTTATGATTGGATGAAACAAGAAGATGAAGAAGGTAATACCAAAGTAGATTTGGAAAGCTTTGTTCCTTGTAAATCTAATCAAGAAGAACTTGTTAATTTCATTAAAACATTTGCTAACGTAAAGAACGGTGATCCAGCTTATATTGAAAACATGGATGCATTGTTTAATGGTGACTTTAGCGAATTAAATGGTCTATTAGAACATTTTCCTAATAATAAAGTAGGTGTTCTATTAGGAGTTAAGACTAAAGACGATGGTACTTTAGTACAAACTCATTATTTGAAGAAGTTTGAGAGAGGTTTCTCTACTGACATGTCTTATCTACAAACTAGTGTAAATAGCTGGAGAGAGAATGGTGGTGGATCTAATGTAGACTTTGGTAACTTCCCTTATAACTTTAGAGAATATGTTCCAACTGCAGCAGGAGTTGATTCTTCTGCAGAAGACGATATACCTTTCTAGATGTTTAAAGGTAGTGTAATCAAAACTGTAACAGAAGAGTTAATATTATCACATACGACTGATTATGATATATATAATTATTACTTACCGGATTATACTCCAGGTAAAGGTTGTACAAACAGTCCTCTGAGAAATGATGGTATTCCTTCATTTGGTGTATTTTACGCTGACCGTTACAGTATATGGATGCACAAAGATCTTTCTACTGGAGAAAAAGGAAACTGCTTCACTTTTGTAAGAGATTTATTCTCTTATGGTACGTATTATGAAGCATTATTAAGAATAGCTCAAGACTTTGGTATAGCTGAAACAAAGGTAAAGTTAAAACCAAAGGTTAAACCTAAACCTTCTTATTCTTATGGGTCTATACAGATAAGTGTAGTAAACAAAGAATTTGAAGAATATGATTTAGAATATTGGGATCAATACAAGATATCGAAAGATGTACTTAATCTATATAAGGTTGAGTCAGTGAGATATCTTGTATTCTCATCCCATTTCTCAACATGGTCTAAACCAGTGGATAAATATGCTTATGCATATCCTGAAACTAAAGATGGTAATATTTGCTATAAGATATACCAACCTTATAGTAAAGACAAATGGATTAATAATTATAAACCTGGAACACATTCCGGATATGAACAACTACCTTCAACAGGTGAACTCCTTATAATTACCAAATCTTTAAAGGATGTAATGAGTATATATGCTACTACTGGTATTCCAGCTATAGCTGTTCAAAGTGAAAGTGCTAGTATAAAACAAGAAGTATTCGAGGAATATAAATCTAGATTTGCTAACTTAAGACTACTGTTTGATAATGACAAAGCAGGTAGAAAACTATCTAAAAAGTTTAGTGATAAGTATGATATTCCTGAAATGATTATACCTGAACAGTTTAAAAAAGATTATTCAGACAACGTCAAAGAATACGGATCTAAAATCAGTAAAAATATTTTAATTGATTTAATATGAACGTTGGAATAAGAAATGTAAGTTATTTTAACGGCTTATATGATAATAAAAGTGAAGAAATAATACTTCCTACTAACTTGTCTACCAAGTTAGATCTAAGTGCTGTTAAAATAATAAGAATGATGGGTTGCGTATATATGATTCCAACTAAAGAAGGATATTCTGTAAGGAATCATAAGATATCAATGCCTAGACAAATATTTAAGTTGTATTTTGGAACAACTAAAAAAACCAAGCTAAAATTAATTTTTAAAAAGAATAAAATTCAAATAACATGTCAAAATTAGTAACAATTTATTCATCAGTAGGAGAGTCTAAAAAAGAAGTTAGAACTGATGCTGAAAACTGGGGAGAACTTCAAGTAGACCTTAATGGAGCAGGTGTATCTATTGATGGAAAAAAAGTAATTCTTAAGCAAACAAAAGCAACTTTAGAAAGTTCTGAAGCTGTATTACCGACTACAGATTTTGCTATTATGCTTATTCCAGGTAAAGTAAAATCTGGTAACGAAAAAAAGCACTAAGTCCTTGTCGTACTAGAAAAGTCAATGATAATATTGCTAAGTTATTTAGTAGTATTCCTAGACAAGACGATAAGGAAGATAAAGATGCTCAAGCAGTTCTAAAAAGATTGAAGGAAGAATTCAATGTCGACTAGTAATCAAAGATATGAAGGGAGTTATACACTCCCTTCTTCTTATAACAAGGATAATTATGATAAACTAATAGATTTACTGAACTTATATTTTAAGGATAATTGGTGTTTTAATAATGATGGTGTTGAATTTACAGGTATTGAGTTAGTTATTAAGTTTGATAGATTGACTATAAGTAATTCTAGAAATAGATCTCATACTATTAATGATTTATATGTATTTTTATATATAAATGAACAAGGAATTCTTAACACTGCTAGTATTAAAGGTGGTCGTGGTAAATTAAGTTCAAGTGAATATGCTAGTAATTATAAACATTCTCATTTAAGTGGAAATGTTTTAAAAAAAACATGGTTTTGTACCGGAAGTGGTCACATTAATGAAGCTTTAGCTAACTGTTGTGATGAATTTAATATAGATAATTTTGATATTCTATTTGCTAATTTATTATCATTTGTTGAATGGGAATCCTTAGAAGGAGTTCCTTATAAATATATGAGTAATATTAGATTAAATGACGGAGTATCTTATTTATGTATTGATCAAGATTTAACACGTAGAATTATAGAAAAATTAAAAAAAGATGACTTTGATTTAAGTATTAGAACTAATCCTACTGTTGTTATAAATCAGAAGTTTATAGATGCTTGTGTTAAAAACGGATGTCCTTTAGGTTACGAAGCAGATAATGGTAATTGGTGTACTGATATATCACAACAATCTAGTAATAACTCATTAAAAACAGATTTTTCATTTAAAAACAAAAAAGTTATTTGTGAAATAACTTCAGATATAAATGATAAAAAAGAAATTGAAAAAAAACCATATATTAAACAAATAGAAAATGTTGCAAGAACAATTGAAACAAGAATCAAGCTTGAAAGAATCAAAGATTCCTTCTACTCCAGCTCTGAGGTTAGTGAATTCTGGAAAGAAATTCAAATTAGTGATTTCACAAGAACTGAAGTTGACAATAGAGAAACTATGCAAAGAAATTTCGCATATTGAGTGGTCAGGACCTATCTTTTACGAGATATTAGAAGGAAATATGAAAGATCCTTCTAAGTTGGTTATTAAAGCATTTGACTTTAGATTAATGGATATTGGTACTTCAGGATATACAGAGTATGAAACTGATGCTGATTTAGGTATGTTTATGTTTGATAATAATTACGTAGATAATATTAAGATGGGTCATATGCACTCTCATCATACTATGAAAGCTTACTTTTCTGGTACAGATAATGGAGAATTAATTGACAACGCACCTAACCATAACATCTACTTAAGTCTTATTGTAAATAATAAGATGGAAAACGTAGCAAGAATTGCTTATGTTGTTAAATCAAATATAGGTGGAACAGTAACAGTAAAAGATATAGATGGTTCTGATTTAGTTCAAGGATATCAAGACGAAGATTACATTGAGTATTTAGATGCTGATATTGAATATGAGCAACCTACAATGGATTTTACAGATCTTGAAGCAAGAATTAAAGAATTACGTCCTAAACCTAAATCTTATGGTACTTTTATAACACCTGGAAAACATCGTCAAAGTGTATATGGTTTACAACAAACTTTAAAAGATACTCCTGGATTTGAAATTGATAAGACTATAAAACTTAAACAATTTGTATCTAAGTTTCTTAAAGGAGTGAGTTTTAGTGGTACACTACAAGACGCAATGAGAGAATTAGCTCTAGCTTATCCTAGTTCTACTAGTTTTACTCCTTATGTGGAAAAACAACATAGAGAAGGATTTGGTAGAAGAGCTTATGAAACAGTATTTGGATTACCTTATAAACAACAAGAGTATTACATAATTTTACTTGAAGCTATAATGATGATGGATGATTTAACTTATTGTCAATATCATTTTAACATGTTAATGTCTTGTTTTGAATCATTTACAGACTAATGAGTAGATTTGAAAGATTTAAAGAAGCAGCATGGTTCGGTATGAACGAATTACCTGTTGTTGTAGGTGGAGTAGGTGGAATCGGTTCTTGGGTAGCTTTATTGTTATCCAGAACCGGTTGTAACCTTATAATCTATGATATGGATATTGTAGAAGAAATAAATATGGCAGGACAATTATACAGTACAGATAGTATAGATCAGTTAAAAATAGATGCTGTTACAGATATTGTAGATAAATTTAGTCCTGGCACTGAAATCGATTCTTTTGAAGAATACGATGAAGAAGGAATGGTAACTCCTATTATGTTTTCTTGTTTTGATAATATGAAAGCTAGAAAGCAAATGTTTGAAAACTGGAAGAAACAAGAAGATAGAGAGTTATTTATAGACGGTAGACTTTTAGCTGAACATTATCAAGTGTTTGCTGTAAGAAAAAGTCAAGAAAAAGAATACGAAAAACACTTATTTTCTGATGATGAAGTAGAAGAAGCTCCTTGTTCGTATAAACAAACTTCACATTATGCTGCAGGAATTGCATCTAAAATGGTTGCTTGTTATACAAATTACTTAGCTTTAAAAGCAGAAGATGAAACTGCTGAAGTTCCTTTCTATCATGAGTTTATGGGTAAAATATTTTATTTAGAATGTTATTACGTATAAATAATAGTAACTATTCAAATATTGATAGCAATACTTATTCTTTATGTAATTTTGCATTAAAACCTACAGATGATTATATTCCTTTACATTATCTAGTTAACATAGTGAATTTAAAGAGTAATCATCACATAATTAACGTAGTTAAGCGTATTATTCCTTGTATATTTTCAATATCTGCAGTTGATTCTATGATTAACTTACATTATATGTATGCTCCTTTTAATTATACAGTTAAAAATGTAAATTATAACGTTAATCCTGGTTTAATATTTGACAACAATGATAACATTATTGCATTAACTGTTGTAAAGAACATAGAAAACTTCTATAAAAAAACAGAATACACAATTCTTTTAAATGATGAAGTAGGTAAATCTATGATAAGCAGATTAATCAATAAAATGAAATCTAATATATTAACAGGAAAAGTAGTTATTGAGTATAAAACTCAAGAAGAATTGAATTTATTTAAAAAGTTACCAGAGAAAGTTAAGATAAACACATTAAAACAAAAACAAGAATATGCTGAAAAGCTAAAATCATATGCATTCAGGAATAGTTGAAAAGGGTGAAGGGTACGTTAAAATCACGTACCCTTTATATCCTGTCCACGTTCAAATTAATGAACCTAAAAAAAACACTACTAAGAAAAAGTTTAAAAAAGTAAGTGGACAAAACATTTATTCACAAGGATCTCCTTTCTTTAGAAAGATAATAGTGCAAAAAATGCACGAATTCCTTTCTAACATAGAGAAGTTTGATTTGAGTTCATATCCAGTAGAAATAGAAATGGAATGGCACATGATACCGAACTTTCAAAGTATAAGAATGATTGGGGAAAAACTATCATTAGGTAAACAAAAAGATCACTACAAACCTACATTTGATTGTATCAATCAATGGTTATGGGTGAAAACCTTTGAAGATGTCCTTGTTAAAGATTTAGAAATTTTACAGGATGATAATGTATCTTTTATATCATCAAGTGGTAAGATAACATTTGTACCTGTAGAAGAGTATGAAGATCGTAAATTGGTATTTATTATTAAAGAAAGTGATTTAGAAACAAGAGAAAAATGGTTAAATTTGTTCAACTATGAGTATGACTAAAAGACTTATTGAGTTAATAGAGTCAGGACTCAGTGAGAGAGAAGCAGTAAATAAATTATATAATGACCGATTATCGAAAAGTAGACGCGCTGAATCAAAGCAGTCTAAAATTACTACAAGCAGATCAGGATCCTTTGCTATTCAAAAAAGAACGAGATCCTAGTATCGCACCATGGTTTATATTTGGACAACTAGTTGATGTCCTTTTATTAGAACCAGACAATTTTACAGATTATTTTTTTACCTGTAAAGATTATGAAGTACCTTCAGATACAATTAGAAAGATTGTAGATAATGTTTATGCTAATTCACCAGAAGGTGAATTGAAAGATAAAGATATAGATACAGTACTTAATAATATCGATTGGTATAACAATTGGAAACCTGCAACTAGAAAGAAGAAAGTTATTGATGAAGGAACTACTTATTTCAACAATTTGAAAAGTGGTAAACTTATAGTTAAAGCTTCTGAAGTAAGATATGCAGGACAGTGTGTTGAGAAAATTAAATCAAATCCTTATTGCTCTAGTTTATTGAATTCATTTGAACCTAAAGTTCAGATATATTTCAATTATAGAGATATAGATTGTAAAGCGGAACTTGATTTTATAGTAAGAATCAACAATACAATAATACCTGTTGATGTTAAAACAACAAGTAAAGGTATTTATGACTTTAAGTATAGTTTCTATAAATATAGATACGATGTACAAGCAGCATTCTACACCTTAGCATTGGAAAAACAATTTCCTGATGCTATAATTGCACCTTATGTTTTTATTGTGGTAGATAAAGATACACAGGATGTAATGGTCTTTGAAACAACAAAGAATGTTATTAAAGGTGGTAAAGAAGGATTCATGTCTAAAACCGGTAAAATATATGAAGGTTACGACAAAATGATTGACAGATATATATTTCATGAAGAGTTTGGATATGATTATCCAATGGAGTATATGGTCAATGGTGTTAGTACAATTGATTTAATATGAGAAGAACTAAAACTTATGGATTTTTACTACCTTTATTAAAAATAAGTAAATTATCTTTTCAAAACAGGGTAATAAATGCTTATTTAGGAGATGATGAGTTCGACGGAGATCCTACTTATCGTATTTTTGTAGTTCACAGTAACTACCAAGATTCAAAGTTTTCCGAATGGGAAAACCAATTAATGAATTTAGATCATATTGTAGCAAGCTATGATATAAATGAATCACAACAGTGTGTCAAAGTATTTGACATACCTGAAGAATTCCATAGGGATTATGAAAAGTTTTTATCGGGGAAATATTCTGAAATGTCTTTAGCTGCACAGAAAACAGTTGAATCATTTCATGGGGATAAATTCTATACAATGGTCTTTACTAAAGACCCTAAAAGAAAAGCTTATGTAGAAGCTTTAATAGGACAAAAAATAGGAAAACAAGAAGTACACAGTATACCCAATATACAACAAGAGACTCTAGATAAAGAAAAGAAAACAAAAATTAAAAATATATCACATGTTAAGTCATGAATTTTATGAAAACAAGATTCATAAGAATTGGTTGTCTAAATACGATGACTTCTTCTTAGGTGACGACATGCAAAAAGCATTTAAAGACGTTGTAACGGACGCAAAACAGTTTAAGATATATCCAAAGTCATTGGATATGTTTAACGCGTTTAAATACGATCCTAACAACGTTAAAGTCGTAATCTTAGGACAAGACCCTTATCATAATTTTATGAATGGTAAAGCAGTAGCTCATGGTCTTTCCTTTTCGTATAAAAAAGCTTCTAATATAGATGCATACGAACCACCTTCTCTTCGTAATATACTTAGAGAAGTAGAAACAGATATTTATGATGGTATGCAATTAGTACCTGGAGATACTAATTTAACAAGGTGGGCTGAACAAGGAGTATTACTTCTTAATACAGCATTAACCGTAAGAGCAGGTCAAGCAGGAAGTCATACAAATATTTGGAAAAAACCTATAAAGTTATTTATAGAACAATTTTCTAAAGATAATCCACATGTTATATGGATGTTATGGGGAAATCATGCTAAATCATTTAAGGATATAATTACACCTGGTCATATACTTGAATCAGGTCATCCTTCTCCTTTATCAGCTAATAAAGGATTATGGTTTGGTAATAAGCATTTCAGTAAAGCAAATGATATAATAGAAAAGCAAAATGGAAAAGATTACATTATTAAGTGGTAGTGAATTAGTATTTGACAAACACATTACTCTCGTTGACAAGAACAACAACAAGACTAATTTAGGTTTTATTACCGGTGATACTTATTTTAAAAATGAAAAAGAATCTGGTAAACTTAAAAGACCTACTCTTGCTTGGACTGTATTAATGGAGATATATGAGAAGGTAAATCGTGTAGTATACGTTACTGATAAGTACACATATACTTTTGATAAACCAGCTCATGATAATCCTATTATTAGAACATATCAAGGAGAGAGAAAAATAGTAATTCCAATTAAAAATTTTAAAGTAGAAGACAATGTTAAGGAAGCAAGTACAAGTAGTCAAGGTTAATACCATGGCTGATGGAACAGTTCGTCTAACCATAGACTTATTAAGTGGTGATGGAGATGACATGAAAACAGCTTATGAGATGATTAATGAGGGAGAAGTAACAATGATACTTACTCCTACTGAAACATTACCTCAAGCTATTATTGATGTAGGAAGAAGTTTAAGTGATGAAGAATCACACTAAGTTATACCTAGATACGTTTAATTATTCAACTGCAGATTGGATTCCGTGCGAAATGTGCGGATCCACTGCTGTTGATATTCATCACATCGATGCAAGAGGACAAGGTGGAGATCCACAAGGTAAAAAAGATGTTATAGAAAATCTTATGGCAGTTTGTAGAAATTGTCACATCAAATATGGTGATAAAAAACAGTATAAACAATTATTAAAAGAAGTACATGGGAAATTCATGGAGAAGAAAATACGCAGAAGCTAAGAAAAAGTTTACGCGTGAGAATCGTGGTAGAAAAATAGTAATGAAAAAAGACAGAGATGATAACAGCCAAGGATCCAAACAATTTAAAGTGGGTGGTTAATTTTAACCATCTTACTGATAGACAAAAAGCTGTAGTTGCTTACTATAATGCTATTGTACATTTTATGGGAAATACTCCTAATGATTCTACTTTAGGAGCTAAAATAAGAACATTATTTCAAGAAAAAGATGTAGTGGTATTAGGAAATAATTTATATAAAGAAAGTAAAACTCCTTGTACTTGTGAATGTCATTCATCTAATGAAACAATTGTTCATTTTACAGCATGTTGTAACAATGAAGAAGTAGTTACTTATTTACCTTTAAATGAAATAATATGAAAAAAATATACTTAGCAATACCTTATACTGGTATGGAAGAATCTGCTTATAAACAAGCAACTGAGATTACAGCATTGTTACTTAAATTAGGTAACTTAAATGTATTTAGTCCTATTACTCATTCACACCCTTTACATGCTGATTACGGAGTAGAAGGTACATGGGATTTTTGGTCTAAGATTGATTACCAATTTATAGATTGGTGTGACGAAGTATGGGTAGTTCACCCTAGAGAAGGTTTATCTAAAGTATTTTCATCTACCGGTGTAACAGCTGAAGTTAAATATGCAGAAGAGAACAATAAACCTGTAAAGGTATTACACATAGAAACAGTAATTGAAATGCTTAGAATTAAAGAACAAATTGAACAAGATGAGTAAAGGAAGTAGATTCAATATTAATAAACCTAAATACTCTATTCTTAGTTTAAAAGAGTTAGAACCAGGTGTAAGAGTATTGGAATTTGGTGCAGAAAAATATTCAAGAGACAATTGGAAAAAAGGATTAAAGTTTTCTGAAATACTTGATTCTATGATGAGACATATTTCTGCATTACAATCTGGTGAATGGTTTGACCAAGAATCAAAATTACCTCACATTGGTCACATCCAATGTAATGCTTTATTTTTGGGTTGCAAGAATAACACGATAGATTTAAAATTTGAAGATGGAAACAGTATATAAACGGGATAGTAAGGGTAAACTACGTTATCTTAAGGTTTATACAGAAGTGGTGAACAACATGGTATGCTATCAAGGTAAATAGATTTTTTATGAATTACAAACATCAAAAAACAAAAACACTTACAATTAAAAATAATGGTAGGAGTAGCGATTTTGTTACTCCTAATTTTATACTAGGTTGTGAAGGCGGATGTCAGTATTGTTACGTAGAAAGATGGAATAGACCATCTATTTACTTTAACAGTAACGTTGATCAAATACTTCAGAGTATTAAAACTCATAGTGAGAGTTTAAGTCAAAAGCAACCAAATCAAGTAGATCCTAAATACTGGACTTACGATATTGGTTGTTCAACTGATGTTACTCTTTATTGGAATAAATATCCATTTGATAAAATTCTTAAGTACTTTAGGGATAATGGAATAAAATCTACATTCGCTACTAAGTATGTGAACAAGAAGATGTTAAGAGAAGCTCAAGCTAATGAGCAAAATCGAATAAGATTCAGTTTATCTCATGAACGTGTAAGAATGGGACTTGAACCTAAAACTACATCTATTCCATTACGTATTGATGCTGTAAATTATGCAGTTGAGCATGGTTGGGATACTCATCTTAATTTTAGTCCTATTGTTTACTTTTCGGGTTGGTTAGATCTTTATCGAGAATTGTTTATAGATCTCGATAGAAATGTTATTAACAAGAAGAATGTAAAATGCGAATGTATTTTTCTTACTCATCATAAAGGACTTCATGAAAGAAACATTTTAGATCCTCAAAAAGCAAAATTTGAATCTGTTTTATGGAACGAGTCTATTCAACAAAATAAAGTTTCAAATTATGGTGGAGAAAATGTTCGATACAAGTACATCTTAAAAAATGAGATGATTGAAGAATTTAAATTTCTTCATCAAGAACTTATACCATGGTGTGAAATAAGATACATTTTTTAATGAAATTTTAATTAAGAGCTGAGATAGATGAACGCTTATAAACTTAATTCTAAATCTAATTACTACATAAGATCTCTAATATGTAAACATTTTAACATTGGATTTTCTGAAGTCTATAGACAAATTAAAAGTATTGAAGTTAAAGAAGACATAATTGTAGAAACTAAAGACTTTGGTAAATACAAATTAATGTTAGAAAGATATGAGTAAAAGAGTACTAATTAAAGTACAAAATCCTGATAATAATCCTCCTCCAAAGAAGGGTTATTACCAAGGTATTGTAACAGTAGGTGATAAAAAATCTGTAGAAACAGTATATTGGACCGGTAAGATATTCACTCAAGAAGAGTGGAAGTCATGTAAAGTTATAGGATGGTTTAATGCTAGTGATATATTAGAAAAATATGCACCTTAACGAAGAAATTCTATTTATGGCATTTAGATATGCTTTAGGTAGACAAACATATGTAGTCAGTGATGTAGTTGAAACAATTATTAGAAATTGGGATGAATTATCATCTAATGTACAACGCAGGATTAAAATGGAGATAGAAGAAGCTATATCAAAGAATATGGCTGGTCATGAAATGGATGTAAAAGAATGGAAAAAAATATTGAAATGTATTTTAAAATAATAGCATCAATAATTATTTTAATATGTTATTTTTTAATAGTTTTTGATGTAAATATTGATACTGAAGAAGGTTTTATTATTTATTACACAGTTAATTTTAAACGTAAAAGTTACAAGTTATGGTAATATGGCATATTAGTGATACACATGGAATGCATAATTATTTAACTGTTCCTAAAGGAATAGATATGATTATTCACAGTGGAGATGCTTCTAATTATATGGATCCTATTATAAATCACAATGAAATGTGGGATTTTAAAGAATGGTGGAACAATTTAGAAGTAAAGTATAAGATCTATGTAGCAGGTAATCATGACACAAGTATTGAAAAAGGAATATTTAGTAAAAATAATTTAGAAAACAATGATAATTCTTTTTATCTTGAAAACGATGAAGTAGAGATAGAAGGATTAAAATTTTATGGTAGTCCTTATCAACCTTTATTTGGTAATTGGTCATTTCAAAGAGCTGATAATAAGTTATTTAAGATGTGGGAAAATATACCGGAAGATACTGATATTCTTATTACACATGGACCACCTAAAGGTATACTTGACTTAGCTGAAAAACCTAACCATACTTTAGAATACTGTGGAGATAAACATTTATTTAATAGAGTGATAAAAATTAAACCTAAATACCATCTATTTGGACATATACATAATAATGGAAACCAAATAAATGTTGGTAAAAGAGTTTACAATGATATTACTTTTGTTAATTCAGCAGCAGTTACAGATAGAAAATTTGATTTAGGTATAACTTATCATGGAACAACAATAGAATTATGAGTATAAAAAATATAGTAAAGTTTAAAAAGCTTTTAAAAGAAGATGAAGAAGCTAAAGAATTTAATGAAAAACTTTATAAAGACGAATCAAGTTTTTATATGGACTATTTACTAAAAGATACTGTACAATTTAGTTTATGTTACATAAAAAATTATCACACTTTAGTATTACATAATCGTTACTCTTCACTAATTATTTTAGATGAAGAAGATAAGCAGTATTTTTTAAAAAAATATGTGACTCCTAAAGTACTTGAGTATGAAAGATTACAGAAAAAATTAAATGATTTGAATGAAGATTAAATTATGAAACAAACAGATTTAGAAGAAGTAAGAAAGTATAGGTTTTTTCAAGAATTTGATGAACCTATACTTTATGAACCACATGATACAAATACAGGAGAATCTTTATTAATATATGGTATATTTCCTTATCACTCAGTTACTTTAATTGGAGATAAAGTTACTAACCACACTAGAGATGAATTTGCTGATATAGAATATCATTTAAGTAAGAATACTAAATATTTTATTACTAATAAATACTTAATAGTAGGAGATAAATATTGTATATATTGTCATGATGGTCATGCTAGAAAAGGTGACTACACTAATATTAAAGATTATGACAATAGACATATAAGACCTATATATGTAGATGAAGATTGGAGTGAATATAAAAAGAAATTTAATTTAAAAAAATGAGAACAATTTTAATTTTAGTACTTTATTTATTCCTTATTATAGGAGAAATAAGATGTATTGTGAAAGCAATACAATGTAACTGGGAACCAATTGGTAAAGCAGAAGTAATTTATACTGGAGCAGCTTTAACCGGATTAGGTTCAATTATAGGATGGTTTAATATTGAAGACAAATAAATGGAAATCAAAGATTATCAAAAGATTATTGAGCAAACAGCTGTGTATCCGACAACAGTACATAACTTTGGATTAGCTTATGCATGGTTAGGTCTTATAGACGAGACTGATGAGTTTCTTAATTCTTTATCAGAAGAAGATGAAGATGCATCTATTAAAGAAATGGGTGATGTAATTTGGTACATTACTGCTATCTGTAAAGAATGTGATATTGAATTAGAAAATATAATGGAGTTAGTAGAAGATGAAGCTTTCTATATGTCTATAGATGAAGAAATAACTCCTATTCCTGGTTATACCGGTAAAATCAAAAAGCATTACAGAGATAAGAAAGTAATTGATATTGAAGAACTTACTGAAGTATTAGCTCATCACATTCTAACTTTAGAGAATCAGTTTGAAGGAGTTTATGATGATGTGTTTGATTACTCAGACGTATTAAATAGAAACTACGACAAACTTATAGCTCGTAGAGCAACTAATACTCTTCACGGAGATGGTGATAATAGAGAATTAGAAGCTTAAATTTAATTGCGTCATTAATTTAGACTGAAGTTTTTAGTTTATTGGGAGTAGAAGGTACGGAAACGTACCTTTGCTATCCTTAAAAATTAATAAATGCAATTAAACAATGAAATTTTATCGGATATTATTGTGCATATGAAATATGCTCGATATATCCCAGAACTACAACGTAGAGAGACTTACGAAGAGATTGTTAATCGGAACAAAGAAATGCATATTAGAAAGTTTCCAAACTTGGAAAGTGAAATTAACGAAGCATATGAATTTGTATACCGAAAAGAAATCCTTCCAGCTATGCGATCTTTTCAATTTGCGGGTAAACCTATTGAATTAAACAATGCACGAATGTTTAATTGTAGTTACGCACCTATAGATGATCATAGAGTATTTTCTGAAGGTATGTTTCTACTATTAAGTGGTTGTGGATTTGGATATTCAGTACAAAAAAGTCACGTTGAACAATTACCTGAAATACAAAAACCTACTAAAGAACGTAAATTTGTTATAGGTGATAGTATTGAAGGATGGAGTGATTCAGTTAAGTATCTAATTAAATCTTATATGGGAATGGGTTCTAAACCTAGATTTGTATTTGATGATATTAGAGAAAAAGGAGCATTACTTGTAACATCAGGTGGTAAAGCTCCTGGTCCGGAACCATTAAAACGTTGTCTAAATGAAATTGAAATGATTTTAGATAGCAAAGAGAATGGTTCTAAGTTAACTCCTATTGAATGTCATTCTATTATGTGTCATATAGCAGATGCAGTATTAGCAGGTGGTATTCGTAGAAGTGCAATGATAGCTCTATTTTCATTTGATGATGAAGACATGCTTACATGTAAGTCAGGTAACTGGTGGGAGTTAAATCCTCATTTTGGTAGAGCTAACAATTCTGCTGTTGTATTGACAAACAGAGTAACTAAATCTGAATTTGAAAACTTTTGGAAAAAAGTTGAAGCATCTAAAGCAGGTGAACCTGGTATCTATTTTACTAATGATCCGGAGTACGGAACCAACCCTTGCGTTGAGACCAGTCTTAGACGTAATACATTCTGTAACTTAGTAGAGATTAATGGAGCTAATGTAGATAATCAAGAAGACTTTAATGCAAGATGTAAAGCAGCATCTTTTATTAATACTCTTCAAGCTTCTTACACAGACTTTCATTATTTAAGAGAGATATGGAAACGTAATACAGAGAAAGATGCTCTTATTGGAGTTGGAATAACCGGTATAGCAGCAGGTAAATTAGATGAAATAAATATTCAAGAAGGAGCTGCTATTGTTAAGTTAGTCAATGAGATAACAGCTGAGAAAATAGGTATTAGACCTGCAGCAAGAACTACTGTTATTAAACCTGCAGGAACTTCATCTCTTGTATTAGGAACTTCGTCTGGTATTCATGACTATCATGATAAATATTGGATTAGAAGAATTAGAGTAGGAAAGAATGAAGCTATTTATTCGTACTTATCAATTAATCATCCTGAAATATTAGAAGATGAAATATTCAGACCAACGGAACAAGCAGTTATTTCTGTTCCACAAATGGCTCCAGAAACGGGTACTACCCGTCATGATTCTGTTAACAGTTTACTTAATAGGATATACAGATTCAATGAAAAGTGGGTACGAGCAGGACACAATACTGGTCCTAACTATCATAACGTATCTGCTACTGTCAACATTAAGGATGATGAGTGGAATCAAGTAGGAGAATGGATGTGGACGTTTAGAGACAAATTCCACGGATTAAGTGTTTTACCTTTTGATGGGGGAACTTATCAACAAGCTCCTTTTGAGTCTTGTACAAAAGAGACTTATGATGAATTGGTTAAACAATTACATTCAATTGACTTAACTAAAGTAGTTGAGTTACAAGATAATACAGACCTCAAAGGTGAAGCTGCGTGTGCAGGTGGAGCTTGTGAGATAGTATAAAAACATACAGGTGTTACCACCTGTTTTTTAAATTAAATAAAATGGAAAAGAATAAAGAATTTAATTGTGCTGATAAAGACATGGGTTTACGTAAATGTTCGGTACAATGTAATTATTGTAAAAAAAGAAACTAATGTTTAACAGATTACCCAAACATTTCAAAGTTGAGGATATTATCCCTAATTCTCAAAAAGCTCTGTCTAATAATGACATAGAGTTATATGTACAGTATGTAACGTTTTATAAATATTTTATAGCTTAATCAAAATGGAAATGATTTTAAATTTAACACCAGGATTCAATCCTACAAATGCACTAGAAGAAGAATGTATCGATTTTAAACATTTTAAGTTTGCTAGTGGTGAACATCACATAGTTATCAAGGATGACTTTAATGAGTTCGGTGAACCAACTGATGTGAATATTACTACTAGAATTAATTCTATGGATGATTTAGGTAAGCTTATGGTAGCTGTAGATGCTTTAAGTCAAACTGGATGGTTGGGTAACAAGTGGTTAACTATACCTTATTTTCCTGGTAGTAGACAAGACAGAAGAAATCAATACGGAGAACCTTTAACTGTTAAGATTTATGCTGATATTATTAATGATATGGAATTTGATGGTGTAAGTATATGGGATCCACATTCAGATGTAACTTCTGCTTTACTTGAAAACGTATCAGTAATAAACAATCACAAATTTGTAGATAGATGTTTAACTGACATGGATCCAAATGATACAACAGATTACTTAATTGTATCTCCGGATGCAGGTTCTCTTAAGAAAGTTAATTCTTTATTAAAGCATTTCAATTTTGGTAGTAATAGATTACTAAAGTGTGATAAAGATAGAAACCCTCTTACTGGTAAAATAGAATCATTTGAAGTACATTCTCCGGATTTAACCGGTAAGACATGTGTCATAGTAGATGATATATGTTCAGGCGGTGGTACTTTCATAGGATTAGCTAAAGAACTTAAAGAGTTAGGTTGTCATGATATATATCTTATTGTAACTCATGGTGAGTTCGGTAGAGATGTATCTTCAACCTTAAATAAACTTAGTGATCATTTCAATAAAGTATACACATCTAATTCAATTAGAGATTACAATAAGAAATGGCATGAAGCTATAGAACATTACAACGGAACTAATTATTCAAACTTTTTGATTACTAAAGACTATGTCTAATCCTGTCAACGATCTACTTACTGTGTATGAAGAACACGGTACTATAATCGTTGGAGTTGATTTTGATGACACAATATTCCCTTATAATAAGCGTAGTAAAACACAATGTGAAACTGTAAGGGAAGTATTGTTGCAAGCAAGACCTTACATTACTATATGTCTATATACAATAGCAGATGAACAATCTCTAAAGTACAAATTAGCACTTATGGAAATGTGGGGTCTAACTCCCGATTATGTAAACGAATCACCGGTAAAGATGTCCGGTCCTAAACCTTATTTCAATTTACTATTGGATGATAAAGCAGGTTTATTTGAAGCTACATCTACTTTACGAAAATTTAAAAATATGATAAATGAAATTAACTAACATGCAGTTAGATATACTAACTGATGAAATATACAAAAGTGTATTAGATAAAATAAACACTATTAAATCAAGTAAGAAGTTTCAAGCTTTACTTAAGAAAGTAAAGAAAGACTTTAAATTTGATCAATTAAATGAAATTATTGAAAAAAATAATTCACTTTCGGATCAGATAAATAAACTTAGAGATGAACAATCTAAGTTGAGAAAAGAGTATTGCGATATATTAGGGACATCTCTTCATTATCGCAATGTAGATTCAGATACCTCTCGTATAGAACAAGATTGTAAAGATAAAGCATTAAAAGAATTAACTTCTGATTTGCCTACTAAGAATTCAATCAAGTCAGCTATTGTATTAGAAGCAATGTCTGGTAGTAATAATATCCTTGAAGCTATAAAAACTAAATTTGAATTAAATGATTAATCCATTTTTACTTACTGATGGTTATAAGACAAGTCATCATAAGATGTATCCAGAAGGTACAACTTTAGTATTCTCTAATTTCACACCTAGAAGTGAAAAACATGCTTTAGTTAAGACCGGTTACATATTACACTTTGGTTCTCAAATGGTAATACAACAAATTCATGAACTATTTCAAGAAGGTTTCTTTAATAGAAATAGACAAGAAGTTCTTGAAGAAATTAATAAAGAGTATTCTGCATACTTAGGTACAGATTATGATGTAAGTCATATAGATGCATTACATCAATTAGGTCACTTACCAATAAGTGTTCAAGCTCTTTCTGAAGGTGTACTAGTTCCTATAGGTATACCTGTAATGAAGGTATGGAATACTCATCCTGATTTCTATTGGATAACTAACTTCCTTGAAACTATTATTTCTAACTTATATTGGAAACCTATAACCTCAGCAACTATAGCATATGAATATCGTAAGTTATTACAAGATTATGCTTTAGCTACTGATAAAGACAACTTAGGTGTAGTTGCTTTCCAAGGTCATGATTTCTCTATGAGAGGTATGGATAGTGTAGAAGCTACTATGAGTAGTGGATTAGGTCATGCTGTATCTTTCTTAGGTTCTGATAGTTTACCTGTTATACATGCAGCACGTAAGTATTATGAAGCTGATGGAGATGTAGTGTATTCTGTACCAGCATCTGAACACTCAGTAATGTGTGCAGGTACTAAAGACGATGAGATAGAAACATTAAGATACTTAATGAAACAATATCCTACTGGTATTCTTTCAGTTGTGTCAGATACTTGGGACTTATGGAAACTTATTACTGAATACCTAGTAGAGCTTAAAGATGAAATCTTAGCAAGAGATGGTAAACTAGTAATTAGACCTGATTCAGGAGATCCAGTAGATATTATTTGTGGTACATTTAATTTTTCTAAAGATAAAACAATATTTGGAGCAGATCCTACTTTAGATACAGTAAGAATTACTGAAGAAAAAGGAGTAGTAGAACTTCTTTGGGATATATTTGGTGGTACTGTAAACGAACAAGGTTACAAAGTGTTAGATTCACATATTGGATGTATCTATGGTGATTCAATTACCTTAGCAAGAGCTGAAGATATCTGTAGTAGATTAGAAGCTAAAGGATTTGCATCTACTAATGTTGTGTTAGGTATAGGTTCTTACACTTATCAGTATAACACAAGAGATACATATGGATTTGCAATGAAAGCTACTTATGTAGAGGTTGAAAATCCAAATATAATGTTGATGTCTAACCCTCCTCAACCTAAAATTGAAGGTAGAGAAATCTTTAAAGATCCTGTTACTGATGATGGTACTAAGAAATCTGCTAAAGGTTTGTTAGCTGTACATGACAAAGACGGAATTTATGAACTTAAGCAACAATGTACTTGGGAAGAAGTTCAAGAAGACGATACCATTTTAATATACAAAGATGGTAAGATCTTAGAGAGAGTGTCATTAAATGATGTTAGAAATCGAGTATCTAAGTTACTTGAGTAAATTAAAGGAGAGTATAATTACTCTCCTTTTTTTTATACGCCTTATCTATTAAAGTATTTTAGTTTTTCATCCGGATCAAACCAGTCTTCTACTGTATCTACAATAGGAACAGTTTTCTTAAGTGAATGCCAGAAATAAGTATCTCCTGCATTAGGACCTGATTTGTATTCTCTGATAAAAGGATCATCTGAAAATATAGAATTTAAATCAAAAGATTTCGTAATTAAACCAATTGTAGTGTTTAACATGTCTACACCTGCAGCTGGTGATTTAAGTAACTTAGGTAATTCAGTAGGGTTCCAAAAGAACATCATCTCAGTTTGTAGACGGTTCATTTGATAAGCTAACATTGTTACCAAGTAATCATCGTCATCATCTAATCCTGATTCTACAGCTGCAGCTAATAAAGTTAATGCTAGTAAAGAAACAACTTCATAGTTGAATCTTATAACATTTGCTTTTTCTTCAGGAGTTAACTTCTCAAAGTTTTTTGTAAGAGAAAATCCATACTTTCTCATATCTTTAATAAGATTAATCCAAAATCTACCACCGGTTCTATAATACCCTTCTGTGTGGTGACCTAATTCATAGTTAAAATCTTTCTTATTCCATCTTCTATTGAATCCAGGTTTAATAAACTTACGGAATAAAAGAGCTGCTCTACCTAAAGAGTATTGTTGTATTGCTGATCTATCTATTTCGTTATAGATACCATGTAGTCTTTTGTTTATACCTTTCAGTTTGATTTTAAAATCATTCAGACTGTCTTCTGAGAATTCATATCCTTCTTTTAGTTCTAATTGGTTAGGACCTTTAACCTCAAATGCATCATAAAGATTTACTTCTTTACCTTCTTTATTTTTTACTTTTACTTGATTAGCAAGGGCTAATGTCATTCTACCTCTCATTTCATGTTCTCCAATATTGTTAAAAACAAAGAAACTAGAAGTAGCAAATGCTTTTTGCCATCTTTTGCGATCAGCATTCATACCACTCATTCTTGCATTAAAGTCATCCATAGCATCTACTTTTTCCATAAACAACCTTAGTTTATTACGTGATGCTAGTTTACCTGTATCACTAAGAACTCCTAATATTTCTTTACCATATACTTTAGTTGCATAATGTAAATCTTTATGTGTAAAGTATTCTTTAGCAAATGCTTCTTGTCGTATAGTCCAGTTACCAATTAAAGGGTTAGCTATACCTGCATATAGGTTAAGAGCTAAGTTATTAATAGCTGTATATCTTGTAAAAGAATCAATAGCTTTTGCAGTATCTATCTCCATACCAAATACATTGAAAGAACCTTCATCTTTACTTGTTTTTCCATAGATAACCATGTCAAGATATCTCTTATATCTTTCATAAGAGTTACCTCCTCTCTTCTCACTAAATACATCTTGGTCTTTAAATAAACTGTATATACGAGATAGTATATCTTTCTTACCAGTTTTAATTTTTCTTTCTCCTAATACATCTTTACCCATTTCTAAAATATCAACCAATCCATTCATATTTTTATAGTTAATAGCCATTTCAGCAAACCTTGCCATAGTAGATGTAATATCTGTAGAAAGATCTTCCATATCACTTAGTTTATTCTTAAAGAATATAGGTACAAAGTCAATAGGTACTCCACTAGCATCTGCTAAACCATATTGAGTATCATCTTCTCTTCGTTTTAAATCTTTCATTGATTCAATTAATGCTTGCTTTGGATTCTTTTTAAATCTTTCTAACCAATCTTTACGTATCTGTGGAACTAAATTATTTCTAAATTCTTCTGGAATATAAGATTCTAGTTCATTTTTAATTTCCATTATACCATCATAATAAGCTTGTTGAGCTGCATTTAGTTTAACGTTAGATTTGAAATGATCTGCAGGTAAAGCTAATTCTTTTTTATAGAACTTATATGACTTACCGTTATTGTTATATTCTGTTACATTCTCATTATACCATTCTTCAAACATTTCTGCTGCTCTAGCTACTTGATTAGCATATAAAGGACTATCCTTACTTACGGTAACTAGTTCATCATATAGTTGTTTCTTCTTAGCTTTAATTAAGTTTTCAGCTTCAGGGTTTGGTTTAGTGTTTTTCTTATACCATGGTTTCCATAAATTCTTTCTATGGTCAGATAAGTTTTCTAAGAATATAGGATACAAGTATTCATCATATATACCTTTGTTATCATTCAATGCTTTTGTAAATATTTCTTTTACTTCTTTAGGCATTTTCTTTTGTATATAATCATCAAGTGCTTCATTATCCCCGTTAAAGATCATCTTTTCTTCCTTACGGGTCATATTTAAACTCTCTCTTACTTTATCTCCCCATTCTTTTCTAGACTTCTCATATTCTCCTTTATTGTATTCACCTAAGAAGTTACCACTATACTTTCCATTCTTTAGTTTTTCTAATACAAATGAAGTATCTTTTATACCAGCTTGTTTAAGTTTAGTATCTAAATCAATTAGTCGGTATTGAATCATTTGAGCTTGATTTCTAGTTCTTTCTAAAGAATCTTTAACTAATCTATCTGTAGCTCCTAATATATCATCACCTGATTCAGCCATGGAATCAAACCATGTTCTAGCAAACGATATATCATTTTCAGCTACACTTAATAGTTGATCAATGTTTTCCTTTTTGATATCAGGATTCATTGTTAGATACTTTTCAATAGCTTCTCCAAATATTCTTTTAGAATGCTTTTTATATCTACTCTCAATACCATTCAATAACTCAGATAGACTTCGTATAAGACCTCTTATTTCATCTGCTTTATCCAAGTTATTGTTGAACATTAACTCTTCTTGTATCTTATCAATTAAAGGTTTGTAACCTGAATTCAATTGATAAGTAAGAGATATCAATCTTGCTTGTTCAGGTAAAGACAATTGAGATCTTTCAATGGTTTTAATTCTTTCAATAGTAGACTTAGCATCTCCATATATTACGTTTATAAAGTCTAGCATTCCTTCAGCTGTCTTATTGTTAGCTATTTTAGCTTCAATGTTTTCTACTTCTTTTATCTTAGATTTACTGAATTCTTTCTTTCTATTTTTCTGTAGAACAACTAACTTTTTAAGACGAGTTTGAAGAGCTTCTCTAATTTCACTTTCAATTCCTTTTATCTGTTCAGCTTGTTCATTAAGCTGATAGTAATTGTTTTCTCCTAGTTCTTGTATTTCTATGTTATTGTCTAATACATCTAAAGCTACTTGACCAAGAGATTCTTTAATCATTTGATCAATTTTATCCGGATTAACTCTACCCTTAAATGTATTTAATATAGCTTTAAACATAGTTTTTAATCTATTCCATATACTCTTGTTTGTTTCTTCATGAGTATCCATTATAGATTGAGCTAATAGTTTACCAAGAATTTCTTTTCTAACCATGTTTTCATCTCCGTATATCTTAAAGTATTCACTGTGATTTTTTTTATACGCCTCTGTTTGAGGTACGAGATTAAGTGCATTCTGCACAACACGGTTATCTAGTAATGATTCAATTACAAAGTGAGCTACTTCTTCCGGTAATGTATCTTCTTTTCTATGATCAGATAGATATACTGCACGTTTAGCTAAGTCTGCCATACCTAATGCATCTACACCTATTCTACCTTGTAACTCTTTTATATTTTTTACATTGATTCCATTTGCGTTTAAGAAGTCAAATAGTTTAGATTCTAATGCTTTATTGGCTCCTTTACTTGATACTTTATTTTTTTCTTGTTTTTTAGGTTTTAAAGAATATAATATAGGTTGATTATAATGATAATTACTTAAATTTATTTTATAACCACCTGCTGATTTTTTTGTGGCTCCTACATCTTTTACGTATTCTAATTCTATACCTTTTATTTTTTTCATTAATTTAAACAAAGGTCCTATTTTACCTCCGTTTTTATTAACTTCTTCTGGTCCGGTATATATAGCAGAAGATGATTTACTTTGTTGAGCTTCATAAGTTAACTCTTCACCTGCAAAGTATAACGGAGTTTCTTTACCATTTTCTTTTATATGTGTTTGTATGAGATGATGAACAAGTGGAGTAAAGTACTCTAATTGACCTTCTGAAAACTTTTTAAATTTTTTTTCTTTTTCTAAAGTTTTAGATTTAGAATCTTCAATTAGTTTTTTAATTTCTTTCTTTTGTTCCTCTATGCTTAATTTATCTTTAACTGATTCAGGTCTGAGTTTTTCTACTACTTCTAAAAATTTGTTTTTATAGACTTTAAAATCTTCTTGAATATTATCAATTAATTTAATTTTATCATGTTCAGATAAATCATCTATATTTTTCCAGTATTCAGCGTTTTTATTATTTAATAATTTACGTTGTTTATTTTGTATTAGACTATTGATAAATTCATTTATGGCTTTTTCATTAACGTTTGCTACATATTTTTCTCTAGATCTTTCATTTTTAATTGCATTTAAAGCTTTATATTTAATACTTAAACCCATAAAATCTACTGTACCTGAACGTAGTTTATTTATAAATTCGTTAAAAAAGTCAACAGTTTCTTTAGAGTATCCTTTATCTTTTAAATCTAAATTATATAAACCTATTCTTTTACTTGGATCTTTTATATACTCTTTATACAATTGTTTAGCGTTAATGTCTCTTATTATTCTTCTAAACCTATACGCTTCTTCTATATTAACATTTAATCTTTCAATAGATTCTTCTGAACTTTCATTTATAGCTTCAGCAAGACTTCTTTGTTCTTTTATACGTGAAAAAATAGAAATTGGTTGAACGATATCTAAAACTATACGTTGTAGTACATTGGTTGAGTATGTATCTTTTATGATTTCATTTACTTTAGAGTTGTCTAATTTTGAGTTATTGTTCAAATTTCTTTGATCTAACATATTTATAATAGCTGACTCTATTCTATTGTAATTTATAGGTTCTAATTTTAAATCTTCATACATGTCTGATTGAATCTCATGTATCATGAAACTTCCATTTCCTAAATTAGTAAGACTACCCCACGCAGAAGGTACAGTTCCATGGTAGTTTGATAGATAAACTGCATTATTTAAAAGAATACCTATTCTTTTATGATTTATAGGATACTTAAATTGATTAGAGTTATAAGTATTAAATTGTTCTAATATTTCACCAAAAGCATATACTCTAGCTGTATTGACTAAATCAATAGCTTCTTCAACTAGTTGATTTACTGTTACTGATTTATTGGTTTCAGATAAACTTCTTAATGCTTCATTGTAAATATCTAATTCTTTTTTACTTATACCGTCTACTTTTAGCTTATTTTTAGTAGATATTTTATTGTTTTTAAATTTATCAATAAGCTTATCTGAACTTGCTAATACAACTTGAGTTGGTTTATATGTTTGTTGAGTTGGTTTTAATTTTTTAAATTTTTGAGTTTTTATTTCAAATTGTCTTTCTACTGATTTTACTTCAGATTTAGCTATTGATAATGGATCTGATTGATCATTAACTAACATATCAATGTCTATTAACTTTAAATCTTTAAGAATAGTAGACTCTTTTACAAACTTTCTATGTTTTTGATATTTTTTAGGTATAGTAGCTACTGTTTCTTCATTAACTATATTAATAGAATTAATATCACTTTGTAAGTTTTGATAGTCTTCTAAACTAAGTAAATCTGATTTATCAGCATTTAATATTCTTAAAGCTGCTACTCTATGAGGATTACTTTGACCATCAACTAGTTTTTTTATTACATCTTTAACCCATTGAATGAATTTATCAATGAAAGTACTATTTTCAATATTAGCTATTTCTTCAGCTATTAACTGTCCTATAGCTTCTTCGGTTAAACTTTCTTTGTCATAAATATCTTCATATTGATACAATGACATAGCTTTATCTCTAGTTTTATATGACTTTATAAGCTCTTTTTTTAATGAACTATTGTTATTAAGTAATCTATACCACCAGTGAGCAGTTTCTTCAGGAAGCGCGTTCCAGTTAGAAGCTCTCATGTCATCATCTAATATTTCAATAGTACCGTTAACAAAGTTAGCAGCAGCTCTAGCATTTTCTACGATGTTTTTATTTACATCATATATTGCAGGGGTTAACTCAACACCTATTCCTAAAGAATCAGTAAAGTCTAAAAGTTTATTTAGTGTATTTATATGAAAATTTTGTTCATCTTCTTTCATGCTGAACAAAAGATTTCTTCGTTTATTGGTTTTTTTAATTACTTCATAGTTCCAAAATGGTTTACCATTTTTACTTATTTTATTTATAATTGTTGTAAAAGAAGGAGCTATGTCTTTATTTAAAGCTGTTTGTGTTTTATTAGCTTCTGTGTAATTAAAAGTACCTTCTGGTAACTCATTATTTTTTTTCTGAATATACCCTTGAGCATATCTTTCTATGCGATTTAAGTCAGGTACACTCCTATCTTCTTTGATAAATATTTTCCAAGCATTTTTTTCACCAAATAGTTTAACCATTTGTTTCCATTCTGGTGAATTCTTATTAGGACATCTTTTACTCATTGCTTAACATTCTTTATTTACTTCATCCGCTTGATCATCCGATACATCATCAAAGGTAAGATTATCACTTGAAGATTGTATAGCTGAAGTTGGTTTATTCAATTTGCCTGTATCAAACCATTCTTTACTAAATATTACATTAGGAGGTATTGGACCTGCTTGATTAAACATTTCAATCATTTCAAGTCCTGTATAACCATTAAGAGATCTTTCAGTAGTATTTCTATAAGCTATTTTAAATTGTCTACGTTTATTAAAGTTACCAGTTTGTGCTGTTTTATATAGTTTTTTAATATTTTCAACAATTTGTGCTGGAGTTAAACTTTTCTTTTTACCAGGTCCTGTAACAGTAGTTAACCCATAAGCTTGTCTACTATCAGATAATTTATTATCCATTTTCTCACCTTGTTTAACTCCAAATTGAGTACTAGCTACTAAAGCAGCTCCACCTGTACCTTTAGATGGATTACCATTTATTCCCAACGGATTACTTCCAAATACAAATACTGTATTAGGTTCAGGTTTTATGTTACCTTCATAATATTGAGAACTTTTATTAGAACTTTTTGTATTCATTACATCTCTTAGACTAAGTTTTATACTCTTCTCTATCTTAGGAGCTTCTGTTAAGAATGAACTACCTGAGTTGTAAGCTACTGTTACCGGTAGAATAGCTATATTCTTAACTTTCTCTGATGTAAGATTAGTAAACATTTGTCTATAAGCATTAACTTGATCAGTCCATTTCTCTGTATCTGATTTACCATACTTAAAGCTATCTTTATATTTAAGACTTGTTTTAGTCTTAAGATCTAAGATGCTATAAGTACCATCTGAGTTTACCATAATAAGGTCTACAGTTCCTGCTACTTTCTTAACTGGATCAAATAGTACAATATCATTAGATACTATCTTAGAACCTTCAGGTAAACTAGCTTTAATGTTTTCAAGTTGCTTCTTAAGCTCCATGTAATGCTTAAGATTCTTAAAGATAGGATAGTTTTTAAATGTCTGTAGATTACCTTTAAAGAAATCTCTTACAAATTCGTCTATACCATTTCCTATGTCTTGAGCTGTTTTAAGAATTTGTCTATTCTCATCAGTTTCTACTATCTTATTACCTACAAAGTCTGATACTCTAGTGTATAGGTCACCAGTAGGTATATGTCTATAGAACTTCTTATCTGCAGTTAATTCAAAGTCTTCAGAGCTTTCTATTAAATTATCAATAGTAAGGTCACCTGATGTAGGAGTAATGTTTTGTTCAATAGCTTCTGCAGGTAAGTTGAATCCTTTGTTATCAAACATATACTCACTTACTACGTTACCTTTTTTACTTCTTATACCAAGTGTATTTATCTTTTGGTATTCATACTTTCCTACTTTTTCAAATAGATCAAAACTTGTATCACCGGTTCTTCGTTTAATAAATCTTCCTTTGTTAACACCATCTTTTAATATTAGAATTTCGTCTTTAGATTTACCTATATTAATCTCATCAGTCATTACGAAATCTACAAATGGTAACTTATTGAAGTTATTCTTTATGTACTGATCAACAAAGTTTGTAATATAAGAAGGTACTTCAGCTGTAGAAGGATCACCATGATATATTCTGTTTTCTAAGAATTCATTAAGTGACTGTCCTTCTTCATTCATTAAGCTTCTAAAATATGAAACCGGTAATAGATTACCCATTCCATTAGGACTCACATTTAATCCTCCTGCATGAAAAGAGAAAGCAGCTAAGTCTTGACCCATCTTAGATACTTCAGGATTACTGTTTGTAATCATTTCTTCCCATATCTTAGATATGTGATCTTTATCTTGATGATCAAGTCCGGATGCTCCTCTAAATATAGGTACGAATATTCCAGAATCAGTTTGTACATCACCTATAAACTTAAAGAATGGTTCAAACTGTGGATATTTTTCTATGAATTTCTTTCTAGATTCGGAGTTAATTCTTGGTAATATAGTAGAATAGTGTTCTCTAAATGGACCAAAATCAGAAGCTAAGTATCTTAAGTATTCATTGTTTATAGTATTAATTTGTTCTGAACTTAAAGGTTGATTTGTTTCTTTAAGTGTGATTTCTTGCAATAAGTTCTTAACAGCTATAAAATCAGGTTCAAAGAAAGGAACATATTCTTTCAATATAGATAAAGGTTCTACAAATCCTTTCTGATAGAAAGAATCCATTGAAGGATTGTTCACAAATGTTAAGTAATCACGTAATCCGGATAACAATAAGCTTTCTCCTTTATCTAACAATAACTCTCTAGATCTAATTACAGCTTCAGTATTAGCTGTTGATGGACCAGTAGGCATAGCATCTACTCTAGTAGCTTGTACTGTCTTAGATAGATGTGAAGCCATTAATTGATACATCTCAAAAGCTTTAAATACTTTATGTTGAAAGTCTATGTCTTTCTCTAACTCTAAGTCACGATGTTTAATTAAATCAGAAGTATTGATGTTTTGATATTTAAAAGTAGACTTATCACCTTCTTTTACTTCAACGTCATTTTTAATACCTGCTCTTTTAAACATGTTTCTTACTTCAGTTAAAGCAGTACTTAAAGCTTTCTTACCTCCTCCATTTTTAAAGTATATCTCTGATATCTTTTTAACAACAGGTTGAGTTAAGAAGTAACTAGCAGTTTCTTCAGTATAACCAACTCTGTTAATAAGAGCAGCTATATCAGCAGTTAAAGGGTTAATGTTCAAGAATCCTAATACTGGGTTCTTACCGTTATCCACAGATGCAGCTAAGTAAGATGCCATTACTTTAGATACCCTTTTTCCATTAGCGTTTCTTTTAAGAGATAAAGACATACCAATTGGTTTATCTTGTGTACTATCGTACTTGTTATCAAATAACACAGGTAACTTAGTTTTAACATTATGGTTTTGCATAGTAGCATGTGAAGCATTATGGTTAGCAAATACACCTACTAATGACTTACCAGTCATCATTTGTTCAAATACTTTAAGTCTTGTTGAGTTATAAGTTAATCCTAAATCTCTATTACCTTTATCTATTTCTGCTCTTTGTAACTTATCAGCTAATCCTTCTAATTCTTTAAATTCGTTAGGGTTAAATATAGCTTCTAATGTTTGAGGAGCAGATAATACTTGTTCCATTAATTCAATACGTCTTGTATTGTTTGTATTCTGTACAGAGTAATAACCATTAGTTACATCCATATCCTTTTTGATAGCATAAACTTTATCAATATCAAAGTCAAGACCTGCAATAGAAGTAATTTCTGGAGGAAGTATTATTGTACCACCACTTGCTTCAGGAGTAAAACCGGTAATCTTAACTTTAATCATTGAATATTTATCCTCAGTTGGAATACGATATGTGATTATATCTAAGAGAGATTTATCAAAATTAGGATCTCTTAATACTTTATCAATATCTGGTTCACCATCTGTCATATATTTTTCTGGTATATTCTTACCAAATATAAAAGAAGCAGGTACATATCCTTCAAAGTGATCTAATGCTCCATTTTCTTTAAATACAATTTTAGGTTGTTTATCCCAACCCCAAGCTGTTTGGTTAATTAATACACCACCTGGAGCTTTTTGTTTAATTACTCTATTGGTAAAAAAAGATGTAAGTAAAGATTCTATTCTGTATACATGTACAGGATGCCATAAAGGTAAAGCAGTTTCTCCTGTTCTAGTATCAACTATTTCAAGAGCTTCTATATACTTTTCACCTAATCCTCTATCTTCTACTTCTTTAATTAATTCTTTAACTAATTCTGTTTTATTATTGAAAGGAGCATTTTCTCCTTCAGTTAATTCTTTAAATGATTCTTCTATATCCTGTACAGTAATAGCTTCATATTCTTTAAGAATTTCTTCTGCAGATACTCCATTATAAGATCCTTCTATATCTGCCATTATAAGTTTACGTATCTGAGTACCTAATAGATTATTATGGTCTATATGATGTAAAGGAGTTTCTAACTGAATACGATAATCTGCATTAGATAAGGTTACATACTTTCTTTCATCAGCTTGTTCTTTATAATCAAAATCTAAAGCTGGTATATTATCATTAGGTTGTACATTATGTATACCCACTTTGAATGTTTCAGATGTTTGTAATGCATCTATTTTTCTAGCATTAGGATTATACTGCCAACTATTACCACTGAATTCCCAACCCATATGTTCCATTATCTCTCTCATTATTTTATTCTTAGCAGCAACTTGAGGTACTAATAATGCTTCAGAGTTTTTAACTTGTATAGGAACTCTTCTACCGTGTGTAGTTATATGACCAAAATAGAAAGGTTTAAACACGTTGAATACAGAGTCGTTGAACTTTTCTCCATTAATCATTTTGTTATAGAGTTCTTCTTTTCTGTGATCCCATCTACCTGCTCCTATTTCTATATCTCTTAGTCTTACAATATCAATAAAACCTTGAGCATCAGTAACAGAAGAGCTTTTATAATGAAGTCTAATTATTTCATCAGCATCTCGTTTAGATACTCCTGTTTTAATTAAGTTTTCTCTTAATACTTCCTTAAATGGTCTACCATTTAATTCAGTTTCTATGTCAATGTCTTCTATAAAACCTACTCTATATTCATCTGAAATAGTATGTTGATTTCCTTTTACATCTTCATAAACAGCTTCTGTATCTAAATGCATACCTGGAGAAATAGTTTGTTTATTTCTTTTATAAAATGCTCCAGCTACAGTATGTCTATCTTCACCGGTTCCTTTTTCTGATGCTTTATATTTATCTCTTTTATAAAAAGCTGGATCACCTGAAAATAAAGATACAATTTGCGATTGCATTAGTAAGTCATTAATTAAGAATCTTCTTAAGTTATTCTTAAGATCTTTATTAAAGTTATGACTAAAGTTATCAGCTGCATCTACCCATTTACCATCTTTCATTTCAATCATACCTATTTCTTGTAGGTAATTGATTTCTCTTTCTACATAAGCTTCTATTTGAGCATCTAATTCATTTTCTTTTTTACCATCCATAAAAGGAAGTAAGAAAAAGTTCTTATTGTTTTTATTGTAGTTCTTAAATACTTCTTGTCTTTCACTAAAGTTTTTATTTCTTTCTACTTCTTGTTGATATACACTTCTTAATCTATCTTTAGCTTCTTCTACAGTATATTTCTTCCATCTAAACATTACCATGGTAGGTGAATCAGAAAGTATTTGATGTGAATAATAAGCTTCATTACCTCTAAAGTCCCATGCATTTATAGTTACTTTAGCTAAAGTTGATTTATCCATATTTGCATACTTAATACCATTACTTACATTGTTTCCTCTATAACCATCAAGTATAGCAAAGTCCATATCTCTTTCTTCTAATTCATCTAATAAGAATGAATTTTCATAGAAAGGATCTTTACGGTATTCATCTAGTTTATCTTTTAGTACTTTTAATTGCTTGGTAGTAAAAGAAGAGTTTATGTGAGAGTAAACTACTTTACCTTCTACGTTCCTAAAACCTAATTGATAGTATTGAGGTTTAGTTTTTTTGATAACATTTACTACATTATCTAAGTTAGAAGATTCTTCCTCAAATACATTCTTATTAGCTCTAGCTTGTTTGATGATTAGATCTAAACTATCATTTACTGTTGATTTGTCTGTATCATCTAAACCAATGAATGCTTTAGATTCTTCTTCATTCATTGTAATACCTACTTGATCAAGTATAAACTGTACTTCTTTAAAGTCTTCTGTGTACAGTAATCTTTTGATATCAATAGGTTCTTTAAGATTTCTCTTACTTGCTTCTATTTTCCAATCTTCAATTAATACATTTCTAACACTAGCTTGATTAGATGGAAATACATTGAAGTTGTTGTAAGTGACATTCCTTCCCTCATATTGATTAAATACTTTATTCTTTTTATTAGTTATCATTATAAACTCAGCATGAGCTTTAGCAGCTATCTGAGTATAGATATGAGTATCTAATCCGGTAGGTAATTGAGTAGTAGGTATATTTAATTCAGACCTTAATGATCCCTGAAAATCATCAACTAGGTCACTATAGATTATGGCTAGTTCAGGTTTAAGTTCAGTTAGTTTTTCTAACTTTTCCATCATATCTTTCTTACTGTAACTATCAGCTAATTCTCTTTGCAAATAGTTATACATGTAAGAAGGGTTATGGTAATCTACAAAACCAAACTCGTCTCTTACTATATCTAAATAACCTTCATTGTCTATTTTTACTTTAGGAATAGAAGTTAAGTACTTCTTAAGCTTATCACTTAATCGATTCTTTAATGATATCTGCATATCTACGTTTTGCCAACCTTCGTAATGTTCTGAGTTTTCATCTAATTCAATATCAGCATAATCATCTAAGCTTTGTTTGAATTGATATCCATATACATCAACACCTCTTTTTATTCTTTCATATAGATTAGGTTTAAGTTTACCTGTTCTATTATCATATAGTTCATTAATCAAAGTATTTAAGAATGATTTAGAAGCACCTTCTGGGAAACCTTCTTCATATTCCATTAATGTGCTAACTACATCTAAGTAAAGACTCTCAACACCTACTCTTCTAAATATTTGACTATCTGATAAAGTAGGATATTGTTCTCTTAAATCAGCTACTGTAGTAGTAAATAAAACTCTATTAACTAACTCTACTGCTTTAACAACTCCTTTAGGTCCTAACTCTGAACTAAATCTTGTAAACCTTTGTGAACCTGATATAGGAGTTTTATAAGTTTTAGTACTCATTTTAAAGAATAGATCTTCCAGTGAAGGATCCATAAATACTTCTTTAATAGTCAACCATAACTTTCTGAAAAAGTCTTTAATAGGTTGAGACCAAGAAGGATTCATTTCTCTAGTTATAGTATACTCTTTATATCTTTCAGCTAACCATTCTTCTTTTTGAAGAGTAGTGCCTTCAGGGCTTAACTTTAAAAGTTGTTTCTTTTCACTAGCTGTACTGAACATATTAAAGATAACGTGGAAACCTTCGTGATATGGAGTACCTTTAGCTGCATCAGATGATATGTAAACAGCACCATCTTTAAATACACCCCATGCTTTAACACCTCCATAACCATGAATTTCTCTTAGGTTATCTAACACGCTAATAGGTACATTAGGGAATTTCTTTTTAAACCAAGCTAGTTCTTTTTCTTCATTCCATTTTTCAACTTGTTGACCGGTATCAATAGATAATAAGGACTTACCTCCTTTATTTGGATTTCTTCTAATTTTTACATTAGGTTTATTCCATTTACCTGATGATGGTTTAGTTTCTTTTTGAGTCTCAAATGAATTAAAATCTATTCCTATTTTAGTTGAATGTACTTGTTCAGTTAAGTGTAGATTTGTTTTATATCTATTTGCAAACTTCTTACCATTAGATGTTATATCATTTAAAGGTAAGTGAGAAACTCTATTATCTAAGTTAAGTAAGTCATAAGCTTGTTGACCGTTTAATCCTTTAACAATCTTATTTTCTACTTTTACATTCCATCCACTTCCTTTAGTAAAGGATACATCTTTAATATCTTCCCAATATACAATAGTTCTTAATTGTTCTAGTTTATCTTTCCAATTATTCTCTGTTGCGTTATTAAGTAAAGACATTATACGTTCTTTTACTTCCGGAACATCTTTTATCTTTTTAGTAAATAATCTATGTGGAGTATAAGAACCATCTGCCATTGGTACTAATATGTAAACACCACCTTTGTTTACTGTACCAGAATTAACAAATATTCCTTTATGATTATGTTTAAGTATCGTACCACCTTCAAGTTTAACACCAACAGCTAATTTAACATCCATATCTATTTCAGTTAAATCTCTAATAGCATCAGTTCTTACTCTACCTGGTTTTACTTCATCTACTCTAATAGTCTTATCTAAAGTAACTACTCCTATTTTACCTTTTAATTCTTGATCAATTGCTTTTCTTAAATCAAGTAGTTGTTCATTTCCTGAACCTCGATATGCTTTTAGCATACCAACTACTTTTCTATTAGAAAGATCTTTGTTCTCTCTGTTACCGTCTATATACTTAACAAAAAGTACTTTACGTTTCATAAATCCTTCTGATTCAAATCGATCATTAGTATCTATTTCTAAGTGTAAAGTATCTCCTACTTTTACACCTCCTTTATTTAAGTAGTTCCAATCTACTCCAATAGTATTTTTATCAGAAGGAATAGGTTTACCGGTTTCATCTACATTAGTTATCCAATACTTATCTTCTTTAACCATTTCCATTTCTTCTGCTTGAAGTAATGAAGGACTAGTTAAAGGTTGAGATGTAACATCAGTATTTCTATCGTGATGGTTAGTTAAAGTAGTTCTAATAGGAGCATGTTCTTCTACAGGTTCATAAACTTCTTCTTTTGTTTCTTGTCTTATTGAATCAAAGAATTCGTCTTGACGTTCTTGTAAGTCTATTTGTTCTCCTATCTCTTCTACTGTTTTATTTAATTCTTCAAAATTCTTTTTTAGAATATCTTCAATTTTAGAAATATTATTGTTAAATATTGCTTGTTCTCTTTTACTTAATGGAGCATTTTGTTTAACTTTTTTAGCAATACTTTCTAATATAGTATCAGAAACTTTACCTGTATTTACAAATTCATTAAAGATTTCTTCTGATATAGTTTCTTTTACTTCTTCATTGGAGAAAGGACTTTTTAATGCTTTTAATTCAGCACCATATTTAGCATTGATTTTATCTTGTACTGTTTCAGTACTATTTTGTGTAAAAGTAGCTTCTGTAAAATTTTGAATTTGGGGAGTAGTGATAATATCAGAAATAGCAGAATAAAGTGAATCTGCTGCATTATTTTTTACTTTTTTACCTGTAAATAAATCTGTAATAAAAGAAATAATACTTTCAAATACATTTTTATTTTTAGAATTATACCTTAAATTTTCAGGTAGTTCTATTCTTTGTAATGCTGAAACAAATCCTTCATTAGACATCTCTGCCATTAATTCAGACATATTAACTAATCCATACTCTTGACCTCCAAAATATGTATTAGCATCTAGTGTTTTAAGGTAATTAAATATTTGTCCTATTTTTTGTACAGCTTCTACTTGTACAGTATTTAACTGTCCTTTATATTTACCTTTTTTTGTATTAGTATAAACGTCATTATATACAGTTTGTGTAACACCATGTATTAATTCATGTGTAATAGTATATTGTATAAAACTTTGAAAAGTAGTTAATCCTTTTACACCTAAGAGTTTACCACCTGCTCTTCCTTTATTTTGAAGCATATTTTGATAGCTTTCATAAAGAGCGTTTAGATTTATTGTTACAACTCCTGTTTGACTACTAAAACTACCACCTGCTCTGCTATCTAATTCTTGAACACCATTTGTAAATAAAACCTTGATGTTAAATTGATTAGCCGCATTTAATATTAAATTAAACAACTGCTGCCCAAAAAGAGAGTCACTTAATATTCCAATCTTTTTTAATTCATTTAAACTTATTTGTTGTTCTATTGGTAAACTATTTACAAAAGAAAGCTCTCTTCTTCTTTCTATATCAGCTTTTTGAGCTTTTACTTTTGAAGTTTGCACTTCTTTCCTCCCTTGCGTGGTTTCTTTTTCATTTGGTCTTAATTTATTGTATAACTTAAGAGCTTCTATTGAATTAACACCTAATATTCTAGATATCCTTTTAACATTCTGAGCTTTAGAGTATCTATCTAATCCTTGAGTAATTGATTTAATCTGTTTAGGAGTAGCGTTTATTCCTTCAAATACTTTTTCATATTCAATATCTTGCTCAACTTCTTGTTCTTCAGCTTTGTTTCTTCTTATTATTTCTTCAACATCAGCTTGATATCCTTCAACATCATCTATGTCTTGATAAGCTTCATCTAATTCTTGAAGTTGTTTTAATAGTTTTTCTTGTACTTCTCTAGCAGCTCTATTTTTTCTTTTAGAGTCTTTTTCTTGCTGAGTTCTTTTTGCAGCTTCAAAGGCAGTTTCTGCTGCATCTCTATTAGGTTCTTCATTTTTTACTTTTTCGTTTTGTTCTTTAACTTCAAATCTAGGTAATTTAGTATGAAATAGTTCTGTTTTAATAACTAAGTTCATAGCTCTTAATTGACTAACTGCTTTCTTTTCATTAGTCAGTAATTCAGCTATATCTTGTTTACTTAAACCGGCTCTACCAAGTACTTGTTCATTTTGAGCAATGTACTGTTTTAATGCAGCAATTGCATCTCTTATTTCATTATGTCGTTTACCTAATTCAATAGTGTCTTTTATTTGAGTTATATCAAATAGTTCTACGTAATTGTCAGCTAATTCAGTAAACTCTTTAGCTAAACTAGGTGTAACTATATCTAAGGTTACTTCATTTAATAAAGTAATATAGATTACTTGATCTATAATTATTTCATCTGTAAACTTAACTGGTCCTTGTGGACCTATAAGAGTAACTTCTTTAACGTAGTTCTTATTTCCTTTTCTGTCGTATAACTCTTCTATATCAGAAGGAATTGTATAATCTATTCCTCTTATTTTTAAAGTACCATTATCGTTTACATTAACTGTATAATCCTCTCTATTGATGTTTTTATATCCTGCAAATACTGATTCTAAATATTTTTCAGTAGCAGCAGCGTCGTCTTCATAAGGATCTATTTTATTGTCTCTAGCGAAGTACTCATCTATAATTTGTTGTTCTCTTAAGAATGCATAGTTCAATATAGATAAATGATTTTCTGATATATCTATAGTACTAGAAGCTTTATACATTTCTTCTTTTACGTCCTTACCGTATCGTTCAATTATCTCATTTACTTTAATAGCTTCTTGGTTAAGATCTTCATTTGAAAGAGTTCTTAATCTATTTCTATATTCTGAAAGTAATTGTTTATTAAATGCTTTGGTATTAGCATGTCTAATATGTTCTACGTTATTGATTACATTGTGTATTTCAATACCTTCTTTCATTAAGTAACCAATAGTTATATCGATACCTTTTATAACTTGATTTAAAGATTCAATCAACTCTTCAGCTTTTCTTATCTGATTAATCTTTCTATCAGTAAATCTATCTTTAGTTTCCTGGTTAAAGTTTTTATATTGAATGTTTTGAATACTTTCACGCATCTTAGGAATAGATGCTTTTACTTTTTCTATTTCATCCTTAGTTTCCTGAATACGTTCTTTAGATCTCTTTATGTTAGATTTGATTTCTTCTATCTTATCTTGTCTATTCTTTACAAATACAAAATCAATTAAGTCTTCTACAGTACTTAATTTAGCATCGTATTTTTTATTAAATTTACTTAGTTCATCTCTAAATAAAAGATCTCTACCTTCATATCTATTTTTAATATCCTTATCTGTAGGGTTTTCAGGTAAGGCAGGTGCTTGTTCTTTTTGCTCTTTTATCTTTTCATTTAAAATAGTATTAAGTTCCTGTTTACCGTTGTCAGATAAATCTTTAAAAAGATCTACAAATTCATCATAAGATTCAAAACTACTAGCAGCTTGTAACTTTTGTTTTTCTTCTCTTTGTTTCTTTTTAGTTAATCTGTCTTTTCTTCTACCGGTAATAGAATCAATAGCTGGATTGATTTCATGATCAATAAATGAACTAATATCTACAGCTTCAAATACTTTACTTAATAGTATTTCATCGTACTCTGTAGAAATAGTATCTAATGGATTACCATTTTTATCTTTAGTTGCTTTATCGTATTTTATTCTATTGTTTTCTAAAGCTTTTATACGGTCATCGTATATTCCATTTTCATTTTTCTCTTTAAGTCTTTCTATCAAAACATCAGTAGCATCTCTAGCTAACATATTATTATAAGCAGCTAATTGATCTGATGTATAATCATCTCCTAGTTTACCTAAAGTTTCTTTTATAAAAGAACTTATTTCATCTTGTTGAACTTTAAATAGTTCTTTATGAGCCATTAAAGCAAGCTTTTCTATTTGCTCTTCTTTAGATAGAGTACCATCTTTCTTAATAGCATTAAAGTTTTTATGAAATTCATCAATTACTTTTACATATTTAGCTGCTTTAGGATTAGATTCACTAGCGTCTTGGTATTCTTCTCTTACTATATCTAATCTACCTCTATTAGCAGCATCGATTAACTGTGCTGTAAAAGATCTATCTGTTGCTATATTATAAGTTGTTTCATCACCAAGTAATTGACCAATCATAGCTTGAGCATTATCTCTTAGTTTTTGCTCTTGACTTGAATCACTTCCTTGTGATATATATCTAGCTAAAGAACCTGCTCCAGAAAATACTCCACCACCTATAGCACCAAACCAAGCTGATGTCCACATCTCAGGATCTTTTACATAGTTTTCAAATCTCTTTCCAAATCCTTTACCATATACAGAATCAAGTTGTCCTAATCCTTTACCTACAGCTTCTTTATTTGTCATAAATTGATATGACTCTTCAATTGCTTCAGAACCCATTTGACCGATACCTTCAGCTATCTTTCTACCTATTGACTTTTTAGCTTCTCTTGTTGCAACATTAGCTAAATCTGAGAAACCTCTATACATCATAATGTATTGAGGTAAGTCTAATACAATAGCAGCACTGTTAGCTCTCCATGCTGAAGCAGCACCGTCAGATGCCATCTCTGTAGCTTTCATGTCATTAAGTCCCATTTGCTTAGCTTTCTGAAATATTTCATCATATGTTTGCTGAGCTTCCATGGTATTTTCCATATAACGAGAAACAATAGCACCGGTAATACCTTTAGTTAGTTTTTGAGCATTAGCTCCTTTTAAAAACTTAGAACCTGCTCCTAATAGCTTACCTGCTAAACCTAAGAGTCTTACTGTTCCTACTGCAGGAATCATTAATGATAATGAAGTTGCTACTGATTTAATATTAGAACCCCACCATGTAGCATCCCATGGAGCAAATCCTTCTGCATCTTTAGTTTTAATTATACCTAAAACATCTTCTTGTAATGATTCTTTGTGTTCTGCAACCCAACTAGAAAACCAGTTAGAGTATTCTTGTGTAGCTTCTTTATAGTCTTCTTTACCTGCGTTAGCTATATCTTTAGCAATAGTTCCGTATTGTTCAAAGTCAAGTAAGTATCCAATACCTTCTGCTGTACCTAATACAACTTCTGCTAAACCTTGTCCAAAACCTTTTCCCCATACTTCCAATGCAGATTGACTTTGAGCAGCTTGTTCTTTTAGATCTATACCTGTAGCTTCTACAGGAGTGTCTAATTTAGAAAATACTTTATCAGCTAAATCAGCATCCATGGTTCTATATGGACGATCTGGAGAATAAGGTCTCTCAGGAGTGCTTTCAAATGCTAAGTTGTCTAAACCTCCCATCTTAACTGTAGACTTAGGTTTACTATCCAGGTTAGTTATTGGATCAAGAAAATTACTCATACTACAAATATATTACTTATCTGAGACTAATTTTCTTTATTATACTCATATTGTGAGATATTAAAGAACTGTTGCTTTAAGTCAGCTTCAGTGAACTTATCAAACATAGTACCTGATTCATTAGTTAGGTTATATAGACCATAACTTCCATCGTTTTGTTTTGTATATATTTGGAATAATTTATTTCCATTATCATCCATACCTGCAGTTCTAATATCAATACTTAAAGGTCCTTTACCTGGTATATTTATTAATGTTTCTTCATGATCTCCATCAACCATATTAAGTACTTTAACAGGATCATAAGCTGTACCATAAAGTAGGTTATTTCTTAATCTTTCTCCTGTTGATCTACCTCCGGATGTTATATCATAACTCATATCTCCTTCTCCGTCATATGACATTGAAGTAGCTAGTCTTAAGAATTTACTGTTATCGGTAATATGGAAACTAAAGTTTTCTTGTTTTAATCTTACTCCATCTACAGTGGTTCCGTCATCATTTTTTCTTTCACCATAGTATGTAATCTGTACAATAGGATAACCAGTTCTAGGATCTACCTGATCAGTTAATACAGCTTCTTTACCTGATATTGTATAGTCTCTACCATTGAGTGAATAAGTGTTTCCATCTAAATCATTATCTTTTTCCCATATATCTATTTGCATTCCATCTCTTGAGAATGAAGTAAGTTCTGATGTTTCTAATGCTTTATTTACTTCATTAGTTACTTCTGTGATAATAGATTTAGAACCATCTTTTTCATCATCGTAAATAAGAGTAGGTGATTTATATATAGCTAGACTTTGTTTTTCTTTAACTGCGTTTTCTAATGCTTTTTTTCTAGAGTTATACGCATCTTCTAAAACATCTTTAAATGCATCCCATTTGTCTGCTTCAAATTTTTGTTTTCTTACTTTTTCTCTAGAATCAGGATCTTTTAAATCACCCATTAAACCTGAGTCAATGACAGGTCTATTACCAAATGAATTAACCATTGCATCTTCAACACTCATATTACTCATTAAGCCTATAGCTTTTCTCATCTTTTCATTTATTTTTTTCATTTCAGGTTTACTTCCTTCTTCATACCATCCATCAATGTTAGAAAACTTTTGTATTAAAGCTTCTTGGTAGTCTTCCATATCCACAAAATTTATTAAGTCTTTAACACCTAATAAATTAAATCTTTCTTCTTGTTTAGCTATTAGGTTTTCTTGTAGTTTCTTTTGATCAAGTAATTGTTGATATCTTCCATTTAGTTTAAAGTTAGGATCATTTTTCTGAATGGTTGTCATTTCAGTATTTATATCCTTAATTAACTTTTTAGCATTATCTAAGTTTTTTTCCATTTCTTTGAATGTCTTAGGAGTTAACATTTCTGCTTTACCTTGTGAGTACATTCCACTTAGAATATTTAAATTCTCTTGTCCTTTTCTCATTGCAGTTCTAGTTGCAGTGTCAAATTCCATATCAGTTTTAAATGTAGTAAAACCACTCTTTAAAGATTGTCCTAAGTTATCTGCAATGTCTTTGATTATTTTACTAGGTTCTTCTCCGTTCAAATATTTTTTATTAAAGTTTAAATAGTTTAAAGCTTCATTATCGTTACTTAATGTAGTTTCTACAGCTTTAGATATTGCTTCTGCAGTTGTTCCTTTCCATCCTTCTGTTTGATTAATCCATTTACCTGGATCATTTGGATCTTCAACCCACCCTGATTCTTTTAAATATCCTGATGGATTTTGAGCTGCAGCTTTTGCTATATCTAAACCTCTTTGTCCTACGTTAACCATAGTACCAGGAGTAATACCTTGATAAGAAGAACCTTCTAATACTCCTTTATAGTTACTTAAAGATGCAGCTCTTGCTGCTTCTATTTGGTTCATATCAAACTTACCTGACGCTATCATCTTATCAAGCATATCATGATGCTTTAACATACTAGCGTATTCGTTTTGCATTTTATATGCACTACCTCCAGGATTAAGTTCTGAATCTCTCATTCGTTTTACTTTTAAAAAGTCACGATAAGAATCTTTACTTATACCTTCGTTGAGTATTTTATCTGTAACAGAAGATTTTTGTTTAGTAAATTCTGATCTAATTCTATCTGCTTCTTCAGTATCTGCTCCTAAGTTTTGGAAATCCAAAGCTTGAGATTCTATTGCAGCTAATGTTTTATCATGACGCTCTTGCTGTAATTGTAAAGGCATCATCATCTCTTGCAATGTACTTGCTTGATAGATTGGTCTAACTTGTCTTGAAAAATATCTTCCTGCCATTATTCCTTGTATTTAACTTTTCCTATTTTATCTAACATGTAATCATATACAGAGTTAGCTGTATTACGATCCATTCCTTCTTTACCTATTGATCCTATATTTTGTCCGATAAGTCCTATTTGATCAGCAACTGCACTTTGATACATATCTAAATCTCTATCATTAATGTCTTCTATTTGAAGTTTCATTCTTAAGTTGTTAGCATCTTGAGTATAGTTTGCATTCTGTACTCTTGCTAACTCTTGTGCATCTAATGCGTCTGATTGCATATTAGCTTGAGCTAAAGATTGATTAGCTCTTGTGTTCAATCCCATACGAGAAGCTAAGAATCTAGCAGAGTTTCCACCACTTGCATCTCTTATGTTCCTAGAAGCAGTTGCTTCTGATTGTCTTATATCTCTATTAATCTGTTCTCTATCTACAAGATTAGCTTCAAACTCTACATTACTCATAAAGTCATTAGCGTCTTTCATTTCAGGTTTACTTCTAGTTAACCGGTATAAGTTAATAAGGTTAGAAGCTACTGGAGCCATTCTCATATAAGGATTAGCTTGATCCATGAATGTATTTTCATCTGTATTTGGTTCTTTAGGTTTAGGTAAATTTTCATCATAAATAGGATTTTCTATATCTACATCATCAAACTCAACATTAGGAGTAGGAGTTTCAGGTTTACTAAACCCAAAGTCCATATTATTTACTATGTCTGAATCTTTATCTAAAAAATATGAATCTTTATATTTATCAAATGCTTTAGTTGTTAAAGGACCAAAGTTTCCATAACCTTTTCCTTTATTTAAAGTTCCATTATCATATCCATCAGCCCATCCTGGTTGATTAATATCTAACCAGTCTTGAAAGTCTTGAGTTTGTTTTGTTTTCAGTGGACCTCCTAATGCCATGGTAATCTTACCACCATTAGATTTAAGGTAACCTCCATACTTCTTAGAGAATTCATTAAAGTCATTATCCATAGCTAACATTCTTTCTGCTTCATGAGCTTCTTTTAATCTACTTAACTCTTTAATCATAGACTTTTGAGCTGTAGTATCATCTTCTCTACCTTTATATTTATTCTTTATCTTCTTAGACGCATCTGCATAAGACATGTTACCTAAACTAAAACCTAGTTCTTTAGCTTTATCTTTAGATATCTGTAGTCTATTAGAAAATATATAGTTGTCAAAATTAGTTTCTCCTTCTTCTACTAAGAATTTACCTACTGGTATACCACCATTAGGATTCTGTTCATGAGTACCTCCACCTTCATATTCAGTAAGAGGACCACCATTAGCCATAATGTTATTCATTATAGATGAAGTCAATGCTCCTGCAGCTGCTCCACCTATTCCAGGTAGTAACATATTACCTAGAGCTGCTGCTCCTACAGGTAACACAGCTTTAGCTGTATCTTTTAATACGTTACCTACTACGTTAGGGTTCTCTGCTTTTTGTTGTTGAGGTGGTTTATAATATGCCATAACTGCAAATTTAATTAAATTCCATTAGGTTCATAAGAGAAGAAGAATTTTAAATGTCTGAACTTAAGTTTCTTAAATCCATCATTCAAGAATGAGAACTTAATAAAGAACCTTAAATCTCTTAATCTATCACTTCCTCCTTCGTTCCTTGGTATGAAAGCTCTCCACATTCTTAATCGTCTACGTGCGATATCAGATACATTCTTAACACCGGTATCTTGGTGATCAGTATAGAAACGAACAGTATCAAAAGTTACATCAGGTTTATCTATTCCTAACTCTTTAACTTCTGTATCCCATTCTATATTGTTACCTACCTTAGTTACAAATGATTTAGGTGAAGACAATATAGTTACATCAGAGTTAACATAAGTACCGTAGTATTTACCTAGTTCTCCAATACCTTCTTCCCATACACTATCTTTAGCGTTAGATTGCTGAGGATCTAATAGGTCATTATTAGTTACACTATATAGTTTGTTTATGTTTATCCACCAAGTAGGACAAGCATCTAATAGTGTTTCAAACAATCCTAAGTTCTCATTCAATACTAAAGTAAATGAATCAGTATCTTGTTTAAATGTAAAGAATACAAGGTTCCTTAGTCTATCGTAACCGGTTATGATACCTTTAGCTTTTGTATGCTTATCAAGTAACTTATCTAGTTGTACACTCTTATTTAGTTCAGACTTTATACCGGTAGCAGTAGATATTTCTGTACCATCGATTGTCTTAATTTCATTATCATATTCATCAAAGTAATAAAGCATCTTAGCTCCTTTGATAATAGACCATCTATGTTTACATCCGGTAGATGTAGATAGATACTTAAAGTCATCTAATATTCCTCCTGTACCAATTACTGCATCACCTTCATCTGATTGAACAGTATATCTAGGATTAATAGATAGAACACCTATTGCATTATCCTGGAAGTAAATAAGATTATCATTTAATTCTGCTATATGATTAATAGGTCCATAAGAACCATTGATGTCTAAGAAGTTTAATGCAGGAAAGTTTAACCAACTATCTACTGACTCATTTGGTATCTTAGAGTTAGAAGCTCTTACAGTAGTCTCAAAGTTTGTTACAGTATTTGTAGTATCGTTATTGAAGTTAGTAATGATGTTATTTTGTTTCTGATAAATTTCATTTACCTTATAGTTACGATTGTTTCCATTACCATCAAATTCTCTCCAGTTGTTTTTAATATAATCTATTCTATCAGCAATTCCACCATCAACAATTAAATTAGTCATATCGGTATCTAAGTGTTTACTTAAATCATAGTCTGTTTCTACAGCAAGTAATACTGAATTAGTTCTACATACACTACCTGATCTATAATAAGATGGAAAGTGGTTCCATTCAGAAATAAATGTATCTCCATATTTAGCAGTAACTGTTGCAGTAGAACCTGACTTAGCTTTAAATTCAGATGCAGGTATATAGTTGTTATTAAATCTTACATCGTAGGTTTGTCCTCCATATTGGTTAACTAAAGGTTTTTTGTAATTAACACAATGTAAGCTATAAGTACTTACTGGAAAGTCTGGAACTTCACTTGCTAATACAAATAAAGCAGTTCCTTTTCTTTCATTAAATATGTAGTCTACATTAAGTATATTTACATTTTTTTGATGATTTGAATTATTAATTGAGTAAGTTCCGTTTGATAATACACCTGACTCATCTGGTTTTAATAAAACAGTATCTTCTATGTCAAACGTTCTTTCATCAAAACCAGCTGTTTGTATTAAATATTTTTCAAAATTATAAATATCTTTTGCACTAGAAGCACTATAATCTGTATCAACATCTTTCATTCCTGCGTTTCCAGTGACTGAAGATCCTTCATAATAAACTAATCCACCAACTACTCCACTGTTGTAAGAACTTAACTGTTGAGAGTAATTAAAATAATTATCTGGTGATTGGTTTATTGTTTTATTTATTGATATTTCTGGACTATAAAATGCAAGAACTTTATTTTCTACAACTCCCCAAAAACTTATAGGTGATTCTCCAAACTGAGCTTCTCCTCCATTTACAGAATTCATTAACTCTCCTACAAACTTATCATTACTAAATGATGAATGAGAAGGATTGTTTGTTATATTAGTAGAATATAAAACTAATTGAGTTGCTGTTACAGATAATCCAGGTCTACTGTTTACAAACCATATTGTATCTTTTCTACTATCAGGATAACTTGGATCATTAGGAATATATACCCTATCTCCACTTGAATAATCGTTAGGTTCTTCAAATACATAGAAATCATCTCCTTCAAGCATTTTTAAATAGTTTCTTCCTGAAGGATATAATTCATCTAGTTGATAAATAGTAGGTAACATATAACCTTGAGAAAGAATAGTTTTATCTACATCTGTTCTTTCTACTCTTACAACTTCTACTCCTTGACAATCTGAAGGTAAATTTTTAAACTCAAATACAGGATAAATATAGTTAGAGTTTGCATTACCTGAACTATGTTCAGTGATAGGAGATGACTGCGCACTTGGCATTCTTAAATCACATATCCATTTAGGTAAAGATTTACGTCCTTTATTATCTATAAGAACTACTGCTACTCTATATATCTCATCTCTTCTCCAAGATCTTTTTTGAGAATTAATAGGGTCTGCAGTTGAATTAGTACTGATAACAGCTGCTGTATTATTACCTACTGAATTATCTAATCTAATTGATTCGGTAGTAAAACTTATTGTTACATTAGGACCAGATGCACCTAAGTTTTCAAAAGCAGACGTTGAACTACTTTGTTTATACATTTGATCAGTAGTAGGATCAAAATACTTATTAGCATTGTCTGGGTTTATACAATCATAATTATCAGGTATGTTTTGACCACCTGATTGAAAACCTGTGCCTAAAGTTACAGTTTGTCCATTATGTAATATATCAGTAGTAGTAGAGTTTACAGGAAATCTATAAGCTCTTGAATCCCAATCAGGACTATATACTTCTTCTGTGTAATTGTAAGCAAATAATCTTTGATCTTTAATTACTAAACCTTGTGGTTTGAATGAATTCTTACTTATAAGAGTAAATGCTAATAAGTCAAAAGAATACAAGAATAAAGAACCATCGTCTGTAATAGATAAGTTTTGTGCATTTACTTGATCTACTATTACTGAAATAGTTGGTACAGTAAGATTATCTGTGTACAGTATTCTAAATACTCTAATCTTATCCCATTGTGTATCTATGGTTATAGATAAGTCAAAGCTTTTATTTATAGTCTCAGTTGACTCATTACCTTGGACTAATGAGTCACTAATAGGTATAGGATTAGTTACAGGAGATAAAGCTGATTCTGAACCACTAGTATTGTAATACTGATAAGCATATTGAACGACTCCTGCAGAGAACGAACCACTTCTACCAACGGTATCAAGCGATATATTAGTGAGTGAAATATTTCCATTTATGTCTATTTTATTTACAGGTAGTTTATAAGCGTTACTATCTGCTATGTTTATTGATCTAAGTTCATTAACACCATCAACCCAATATACTTTTTGAATAGTAGATGATTCATAATTACCTATTGCTTGAATAGGATTATCCATAGAAAAGTTAAGTACACCAGCGTAAACTAAATAAGGATTAGTATCTCCTGGGTTATACTTCCATATACAACCAACTCCGCCTAGTTCAGAATTAGTTGTAGTAAACAGTATAAGAGTATCTCTTATAAAAGTATATCCTACAATCTTCTGTCCTGTATTAGAAGCAGGTGATAATTCAGTCGTAGTAGAAGCTAAGTCAGCAAATGAATATGTCTGTAAAGCAGACTCTCCAGGATGTTTAACATTAAGTTGTCCATCACCTATAACTATAACTTCTAATCTAGGTAGAACGAATTTGAATTCATTTCCTTTAGGTACAGTAATATCACCTAACTCAGTGTCTTCACTTACAGTTAAAGTAATATTATTTCCTTCCCAGTATACATTAGGTTGTCTTTTACTAGAAGACAAGTCCTTGTTCATACCTCCTTCAAAACTATGTAATGTTCCTTCTAGCATATGAGTTATTGTAAAAACTTTCTTCTTTGTTATCGTACTTATTAAAGTAATGCCATGAATCTAATTTAGGTACTAACCTTAACATATAGTTTCTAAGCATTTGCATTTCATCTTGACTAGGAGTTTGAATAGAATTCTGAGCTGAAGGTATATACCAAGCTCTTTCTTGTTCAGACTTCTGATATACTTTATCTAATAGTAAACCTTTTCTCCATAACTTATAGTCTACTTTTTCTTGTATATAAGCTTTTACACCTTGTTTGTATCTTTCATTATCCGGTATAAGAGGTAACCCACAAGAAGAAGTAGGTAAACATAGGTAAGTAACTATTACTGAACCACTATCGAAGTTAGTGAATATGTATCTATCTTTTACTTGATATTCATAATCAAATATACTAGGAGCTTCTGGTTGAGTATGATCTAAGTGTTTTATACTATTAGATAGTTTCATACGTCTACCTGACTCTTTTTCTTCTACAGCTTCTAATCTATAAAGATCATCAGGTAGTACACCTCTATAATTAGTAATAGTTATAGGATCCGGATGATGAAGTTTTTCATCTCCGTTTGTAATCTTTGTTATTAAGGAACCAGGATATCCTATAAGCTCAATAGCTTCACCAGCCCATTCTGCCATATCAGAAGGGTTGAGTTCTTCTTTGTGATCACAATCTCTGTAGATCCTTTCAATTATAGATTCTAGTTCAACGTATTTAAAATTCCACATAATCGTAATAAGTAGGTTTTTTAGGAGACTTTAATGCTTTGTTTAACTCAAGATTAAAACCTCTAGCTGGAACAAAGATACGATGATTTTGTCCTTTATAGTTAGCTATAGTTTTATCGTATAATATTTTACATACATATCCATCTGTATGGTTATTCTCGTGGTAAAATATTTTAAGGTTATCTATTTCTTTAAGGGAATGTTTTACTTCATTATAAGTCTTACCTGGATTCTTCTCCATATAAAACTTAATAGTCTTATCCCAATCAATAGGTAAACCTCTTATTTTACCATCTTTTACTTTTAACTTTTGTTTCTTTCTCTTAATAGAGATAATACCTAATCTAAAAGGTAGAACAAACTCATAGTTATTCCATATAATTCTACTTTGTACTTCTTTAAAGAAGTTCTTTATTACTCTTCTATAGGTTTTTAAGTCTACAGGATTCTGAGCATTTTCTTTATAGTATTTATAGAAGTCTAATATCTTATGGGAGGTCATTACTATCGTTCTTTTTATCTTCAGGTATTTGCATAGTTTGACCTAGTTGTTGTATAATCATACTTTCTAATTCAGGTATCATATCTGCAGAGATAGGATACTCATAATCGTAGTCAGTACAATCAAGACTTTTATTCTTAGCGTCTACAGTATCACAGTCTTCAAATAGACCTCTTACTATAATCTTATCTAAGTATCTATATTCTTTACATCCTAAAGCTCCTTTTACATAAACATAGTTATTGAATACGTAAGAGAAAACTTGATTCTTATTATATCTTCCTTTTCCGGAATATATAGATTGAGCGTATGAAACAATATTAAATCCTGGATCATATAAGTTTAAAGAACCTATTCTAACTATTGATAGTTTATCTGCTATCTTAAGTAATTTAGGTAGCTTATTTACTGAGCGTAATATATTCTGTCCTACTGTTAAACTAGTATCCATAGATGCATCGTATTTGTTTACATCCATAGTAATAGTCTGTAGATCTATTTCACTAAATCCCTTACCTCGTTCAGCTCTACGTTTTAACAATAAAGCTCTAGTGTTATCTATATGATAAGAGATAATCTCAGCATTGTAGTTAGTATCATCAGAATCAGCTTGTCTAAGCTTTTCCATGATAGAATATATGATCTCTGACTTAAGCATTATTCATGTTTTACAAATAAATTTGTTCCATCACTGAATAAACATACTTTACCATAATTACTATTAATAACATAAGTAGCTGCACCATCTATGGTTTCTGCACCTTGTGTTGCAATAGTAATATTATTAGCAGCAGCGTTACCAGTTTCATCTTTAATGAACCATTCTCTACCTGCTTCTATGTCATCAGATTGAATAGTAAGAGTTGAAGCTACACTGTTTGTATTAACAAGTGCATTGTAAACATTGGAACCGATATTGCTTGTTGAGTTATAATTATTTACTTTATTTACTATCTTACCATTAGTAGTTAAACCTCCATTAGGTATTGAAACATTTTCATTGGTATCTATAGTAATAAGTTTAACGTTATTTCCCGTAGCTAACTCAGTTCCACTATCGGACTCTACTGAATATAGTAACTGATCTCTTACTCCTACTTTGGTAAATCTTTGATTTACTGCAGCATCAGGGTTATTGAATATTTGTAAAGGAGCTTGTTCATTAGCTGCACCTTTCATTAAAAGACCTAATCCACTTCTTTCAATAATAATTATACCATCTCTGATAGTAAGGTCTCCTAATATGACATCACCTCCTTTAGATACTTTGTTGTTAATTGCATCTGATAATGATTCTGCAGATACTATTTTATCTACTAATATATGCTTCTTTTTATTATCCCTGTTATCAAAAACTTCTATTGCTAAGTAGTTACTTTGACCATCAGGTAATTGTTTTAAAATTGGATTTCTTTTAGACATAATTTAATTTTTAACAAATATACTTACTTTAAAGGAATATCGTGAACGTAAGGTAAATCATTGAAATTTTCTATGATATAGAAACCTGCAGTTGATGTATACCCTAATGTTTCAGAGTAAAAGTTACCGGTAAACAAAGAAGGACAATGTATCATTCTAAAGTCAGTAGAGTTGTCATAAGTAGCATTGATTAGTTTTTTTCTAGAATGTAGATGACCTGCTAATACTACGTTGTAATGACCTTGTTTACCATAGTCCCATACAAGCTTAGTCATGTCTTTATTGATACCTCTATCACCATGTGTATTGATATAACAGATATTATCTATTACTTCTGTGTATACATAAGAACTATAGTTAATTTGATAAGGAGTAGTCTTATCTAAGAAGTAAGCAACTAAGTTAGCTATCTCTCCTTCCGGTTCTAACTCTTTATTAGGTTGGGACCTATCGTGGTTTCCGGATATGATAGTGATAGAAGCTACGTTGTTTATCTTTTCTAACCATCTTTTGATAATTTCGTATGCAGCGATGACAGCATTTGTACCCCATAGTTCTAGTTCTTTAAAAGTATTCTGTTTACTTGTACCAGAAAATGATTCTATCAAATCTCCTAGTATAGATATATGTACTTCTTTATAGTTTTTAGAATTAATAATTGCAGCAATGTTAGCTAAGTATCTTTCTAACACGTCTAGATTATAGTTTTGACTTTTAACTAAGTCTTTAATATAAGCTCCTATATGCCAATCAGTAGTAACTACTTTAGCTATTCCTGTTCCTGGTACATTATTAGATATAATATGAGGTTTGTTTTCAAAGTATTTATCTAGTTCAATTTGAATCTTGTCTTTACCTGAACCTTTCTTAAATACTACAGAATAGGTTTGCTCACCATTAGACATGGTCCAAGCTTTAACAGACTTAACATCTTTCTCTTTAATGTTGTTTTCTTTCAACCAGTTCTCATAATGTGAATCTGTTTTAGATAGTTTATGAATATCTGCAATCTTTCTTCTTAAAGTTCTATGTGAATATTCAGTTTCTTCCATTACTTCAGAAGCAATTTCTGAATATTTCTTACCTACTTTGAGTTGTGTTTTGATGTAATTTATAACATCAAAAGTAAGACCAATATACTCGTTTCTATTATCATTACTGTTAGATATCGATTTCTCCATGTTTTTATTGTTTCTTTACGATCGTTACAATCTTTTAAGTCTTTTGTCAGACTGTTTATATTTCCTTCAAGTTTAATGATTTCTTTTCTAGAATAAACAATAGCTACTGAATCTGCTATAACTTTCACTTTATAGCCTTCAATTGCTGTTTCGTATTGTGATTTGATTTTCTTTAACTCCTTTACTTCCTTCTTCGCTTTGTCTCCTGTAATTAACTCATAGTCTATTTGACTCCAGATACTGTCTGGTATACAGTCGCATTTAAGGAGTTCTTTTGGGATAGTACCTTGCGAGTACCCTACGTTTGTGAAGACTGTCAGGAACACTATAATAATCATCAAGTATTTCATTGTATTCTCTTTTTAGTTGATAGTATCTTTGAAGAGCTATCCTAGCTTCTTTAGTCGCATTAGTAATACTATCAGAAGCCACATTACGGTATACACTAAGCTGATTGATAGTAACAAGATGAAGCGAATCTTGGTAAAGTAATTCAGTAATTTCTTTTTCGTATTCTTCATTCTTCTTGTACAACTTATAGTTTGTAAATAATAGTACTAAAGTACTACTAATCAAAAAGATCATCACTGTCCAAGTTATCTTTTTTTCCATTTGGTGTAAATTTAGTTGCTATGTTACCTCCTGCATAGATACCATAAACAATTGATAAAGTAGTTATTGATGTAGAAATAATATTAGCATAGTTCTTTACCATACCGTATATTCCAAACATTGCAATGAGAGCAGTAACAATAAGAGCATATTTATACTTCCTATTCTTAACTTTGTTCAACATTTTTAATTGTGATTGTGATTTCATTGGCTTGTTTTAGTTTCCGGTATAATCTCTCATACGCATTTCTAGAACTGCCTATTGCTCCTTTTTGTACTTTGTTATTGTATCCTATATCTCCTACTAGAATACAACCATCTGTGTGGTCATCATAGTTTCCTATATGAATGTATACATATTTAAAATTCGGTACATCTTGTAATTCAAAATGAAAGTCAAACCATGGGTATTTATCTCTGTACTTTTGGGTAAGTCCTGATACAACTTTACGTTGTTTAATTTCATATGTTCCTTCCGGTATGCGAGTTTCTCCTTTTACTTTTATAGATCTTTTTTCATCTTCAAGAGTGTAACATTGGAATACTTCATCTACAAATAAAAGACCTTGAGTTGAATCTCCGTCATCTGAATATCTTAGTAGATGTAGTTTCATTATCTTTCTCTAATTAGTTCTTTAATTTCTCTAAATCCTTCTCTCATCATTTCTGTATTATCCTGAACATCTTTTTGTATTTCCTTCAAAGTCTCTGTTTTAGCAGCATCATTTTTTAAAAGCTCTATTGTTTGCTCTTGTAAATTAAGAATTTTAGCATCTTGTACTGCGTCGATTTCAGCTTGTCTATTAACATATGAGTTACTTACTGTAAACATAATTGTGATTATCAAACCTAAGAGAGTTTGTATTCCCCAAAATAAGTATTTGTTCATGTGGATTTCTTGACTTTGATCCATAATTATTTAGTTTTCCATTCGCCGAATAAACCGCCGAATACTCTTACAAAAATAAAATAAAGCATTGACTTAGAAAAAGTAATTTCGTCTAACATAAGTAGAAAAATTATATCTGCTTGTAAACGAGATATGTTATGTTCTGATTTCCATTGATATAACACATCATGTACTAAAGAACAATAGTAAGTTTTAGGTAGACCTGTTTCCATATTTAATGTACCATCAGGTGTACCAATGTAACCTAAGTCTCTTATTTTTAATTTAGGAGTACAACCATCCCATGAATATCCTTTTTTAATAGTAATCTTATTACCTGATATATGTACCCATTTATTTTTAAATCCAGGTAAACTTATTGGTAAAAATAAGGTTACATTTTCTGTAAGTGTGAATTTATATTTCATTATTCAAAAGTAAGATAATCTACTAAGACTTTTTGTATTGTTGGACTTTTTCCTAATCCATGATTATGAGTTAAGTGACTTGTATCATAAAGAGAAAATAAGAAATGAGTAGATGTATCATTAACATCATATACTTCACTAGCTATTTGGTCTCTAAACAGAGTACCACCTGTTCTTTTATCCTGTTCTACTTTATCTGCATGTGTTAAGAAATAAGCATCTGCTGATAATTGAATAGCAGTACCAACAGTAAAAGCATAAGCTTCTTCAATAGCATTATTAGTTTGTTTAATTAAATCTGCTACTTGATCTGATTTAACAGGTATGTCTTTATCTTGTTGTTTAAGACATTCTTTAGTACCATCAGCTTTATACCAATAAAACTTTTTAGTTTTAGATGTCTTTAATCCATTAGTTCTAGTATGAGAGTATTCTTTTTCTAGAATATCTAATCCATCTATTTCAAATGTTTTAGTTAGGATTTGTCCTTTCCATTTATAACTACGAGTAGTAAGACCTATGTTTAACTCTGAATTAAAGTCTATATGTTTAGGATTAGTTCCTAATGGATAGTCTGTGTATAGATGTATAAGATAATCATTAGTAGTATAGATTTTATATTCTCTATCACTAATCATTTCTAGTTTGTCATTAGAATAATCTACTGGTACATTAATGGGATAACCATTTCTAGAGAAGGTAGCAAACTCGTGAGTAACTTCATCTTCTTCATTGAATAGTTGTGTCTTCCATACTCGTCTACCTTGAGTTAAATATTCTTTCCATTTTAGGACAGTCTCAGTAGGGTTTTTTTCATCTACTGTATAGTCTAAAACACTTCTGTCTTTGAACCCAACAGGAACATCTTCTTCCCACCAAGTGCTATCTAGTATTTTTGCGTATTTAGTCATTATCTGTGTATTTTAGAGATTTTGTTCTTTCTTTACTACGTGGTGTGGTTAAGGTGTTATCAAATATATCTAAACCGTTGTATGGGTATTGGGGTAGTAATTTTACAGTTGGATAAGTAGCATCTACACCTAAACTAAACCCATCCACCAACGGATTAAACACATCTTGCTCTCCTTGATTAAGTGTTATATCTGCTGTTGTAATTGAACCATGATTGTCTCCTACAACATCTTGAACTAAGAATGAGTTGTT